ACTGCTGGTTTTGCAATTGTTGGCTCTACGGCTCCAACAGGTGCAACAGGTGCTGCATGGTTTGATTCAAATACAGGTAAGACATACATCTATGACGGAACTTACTGGGTTGAGGTAGGTACAGCCCCAGTAGGACCTACTGGAGCAACTGGTGCTCAATCCACAGTAACTGGGCCTACAGGTATTCAAGGTGCAACTGGAGCAACTGGTTTTACAGGTGCAACAGGTTCACAAGGCGCAACAGGTTCTACTGGTGCACAGTCCACAGTAACTGGGCCTACAGGTAGAACAGGTGCAACAGGAGCATCTGTAACTGGTGCGACAGGTGCAACAGGTTCACAAGGTAACTCGGTTACAGGCGCGACAGGAGCTGCGTCCACAGTTACAGGTCCAACTGGTGCAACAGGCTCTACAGGTGCTGCATCTACAATTACTGGTCCCACGGGTGCAACAGGTTCCACAGGAGCGGCATCAACAGTCACAGGTCCAACAGGTTCTACTGGAGCAACTGGTGCACAGTCCACAGTAACTGGACCTACAGGACAAACAGGTGCAACAGGCTCTACAGGTGCACAGTCCACAGTTACAGGTCCTACAGGTGTAACCGGTTCCACAGGCGCAACAGGTTCTACTGGTGCACAGTCCACAGTTACAGGTCCTACAGGTCAAACAGGTGCAGCCTCTACTGTAACCGGTCCAACAGGTTCTACTGGAGCAACTGGTGCACAGTCCACAGTAACTGGACCTACAGGACAAACTGGTGCTACAGGTCAAACAGGTGCACAGTCAACAGTAACTGGACCTACAGGACAAACAGGCGCAACAGGTTCTACTGGTGCACAGTCCACAGTAACTGGGCCTACAGGTAGAACAGGTGCAACAGGAGCATCTGTAACTGGTGCGACAGGTGCAACAGGTTCTACTGGCGCACAATCTACAGTTACAGGTCCGACTGGTAGTACTGGTTCTACTGGTTCTACAGGTGCTGCATCAACAGTTACAGGTCCTACAGGAAGTACTGGTTCAACTGGAGCAACTGGTGCACAAGGTAACTCAATCACAGGTGCAACTGGCGCAACTGGAGCGGCATCTACAGTCACAGGACCTACAGGTTCGCAAGGTGTTACAGGTCCTGCAGGTGGACCTACAGGAGCAACAGGTAGAACAGGTGCTACTGCTAGTTTCTCAGTAGTTGGCTCCACCGCTCCAACTGGCGCAACTGGTAGTGCTTGGTTTGATTCTGCTACAGGTAAGACTTATGTGTATGACGGAACTTACTGGGTTGAGATTGGTACAGCCCCAGTAGGTCCTACAGGTTCTACAGGCGCACCTGGTACTGCAACATCTACTGGAGCAACTGGTTCACAAGGTGTGACAGGTCCAACAGGTGCAACAGGTACTCCGGGAACTGCATCATCTACAGGTGCAACAGGTCCAACTGGATACACAGGTCCTTCAGTAACAGGAGCTACAGGTGCTACAGGTTCTACAGGAAGTACAGGACCTACAGGTGTTCCTACTGGTGGTGCTACAGGTTCAGTACTGACAAAACTTTCTGGAACAAACTACGATGTTGCTTGGGTTGATGGATATCGTTACCTACAAACAGTAGTTTTCACATCTTCTGGTTCATTTGCAAAAGCAAGTTACTCAGGTATTCGTGCTGTTCGTGTTCGTGTAGTTGGCGGTGGCGGTGGCGGAGGCGGTTGCGCTACTACTGCTGCTGCACAAGTTGCAATTGGCGGTGGTGGTGGTGGCGGTGGCTACTCTGAAGAATGGCTTCTTGCATCTGCTCTTGGTACATCAGAAACTGTAACCGTTGGTGCATCAGCCGCTGGTGGAACTGCAGGTGCTAACGCTGGAACTGCTGGTAATACTTCATCTTTTGGTACTTCAGCATTTTTAACTGCTGCAGGTGGAGTTGCAGGTTCTGGTAGTGCTGTAGCAACTCCACCAGTAGCAGGAGCAACTGGTGGTGCTGGTGGTGCTGGCTCTAATGGAGATATTAATATGGCTGGTTCAAGTGGCGGTCGTGGGTTTGCATTTATTTCTACTGGTGTAAGTATGTATCCATTAACTGGTGGAGGGTCAATTATGTCTCCTCAAGGTGTACTTGCAGCCTTAACTTCTGCAGGTGTCGCAGGTAGTGCTGGTACTGCTTATGGTCAAGGCGGTGGCGGTGGTGCAAACTTTGTCTCTCAATCAACTGCTAGAGCCGGTGGTGCTGGTGCAGCAGGGCTTGTATTGGTAGATGTTTATGTATAATTACTTAAAGAAAAAAGGATAAATTATGGCATCACAGTTTCCAGCATCGCCAACTAATGGTCAACAGTTTAGTGTTGGTACAACTCGTTATATTTATAATTCAACCAAAAATCTTTGGGTAGTTGATACTGCAGTAACTCGCAAGGCTGTAAATTTTTATGTTTTTACTCAATCAGTCTCTTCTTGGCCTATCCCAACTGGAGCAAAAATAATTCAAGTTACTTGTATTGGAGCCGGCGGAGGTGGCGGCGGTGGCGGTGCTGATTATGATGGCGGAGGCGGTGCTGGTGGAGGAGGCGGTGGTCTTTCCATTGTTACATATAATTTAATTTCTGGCTACAATGCTACAGCCGTCATCACTATCGGGGCTGGTGGTGCAGGAGGAAGTGGTGGAAATAGTGATTTTCTTGGTTCTTCTGTTAGTGGCTCAGTCGGCGGTAGTACAACAGTAAAAATTGCATCATCAGGTGATAATGGAACCATATGGGCTGGTGGAGGTAGTGGTGGTCCTGGTGGAACTATAGAAGGAGTTTCTACAGGTTCTGGTGGTTTAGGACAACTCACTGGAGGTGCTGGTGGCGGAGGTGGTTCTGGTACTACTGTAGCAACACTTAATGGCAATGATGCACCTCCATCATACCGTGGCGGTGCTGGTGGTGGCGGTGGCGGTGCTGGTTTTTATGAAGTGGATAGAATTCAAGCAACATCTGGTGGTGCAGGTGGTTCTAATGATACATTTGGTGTCCCAACCGGGACACCTATGAATACTGCTCCAAGTGTTTTATATAGTACAATTACATATTTAGATACATACTATCCTGCTCTAAAACCTTCATCTATTTATGCTCCTGGTGGTGGAGGTAATGGTGCTCTTTATAGTTTGTATGATGCTGGTATGAATGGAGGTACTGGTGGTTTGTATGGTGGTGGCGGCGGTGGCGGAGCTGGAATAGGTACTCCAGGTGGAGATGGTGCATCTGGTGGCGGTACTGGTGGTAGCGGGGCACAAGGCCTTGTGACAATGACAATTTGGTTTGAGTGATTTAGATGCCTACATTTTCAAATAATATAGTTTCAAATATTGAATACTCTAATACGCTAACGCCTACTGGTGTATCTTCTCTTAGTACTAATGGATACAGTATAGAGATATCTGAAAATGGTAATACCATTGTTGCAGGTGACACTGGCGATAATGAAGGTAGGGGTGCTGTTTATGTTTTTAGTCGTCAAGGAGTTGGCGGACCTTGGGTGCAGACTCAAAAAATTACTTGGTCGTTGCAGACTATTGGTGGAAACTTTGGTTACTCGGTAGCCTTATCGGGTGATGCAAATACTTTAGTAGTTGGCTCTGTTAGTAACTCAGTTAATGCTGCTCAAGGTAAGGCTCAAGTTTATACTAGAAGTGCTTCTACTGGTTTATATTCAGAGTCTCAGACTATAACAGTAAGTACTGCATACTCTACTGCAGGTCAAATTGCTTATATTTCTAGTAACGGTTCTACAATATTTTTTGCAAGTCCAAATGAAACTGCATCTAGAGGTACAGTTTATGTATACACTAAACCAACTACAACATGGACTTTACAAGGTACAATAATACAAGCAACAAAACCTTTATGGGGTACTGCTCTAAGTGTTTCTGGTGATGGAAATACAATAGCCGTTTTTAGGGAAGACGATATTGTTACTGTTTATTTTAGAGCAACAACTACTTTTGCTCTCCAAGGAACTTTACAACCTCCTACACTAGGTTTGAGTGGTTTTTTTGGTTCGGGGTATAACCCAATAAGCATTTCTTATGATGGTAATACGGTAGCAGTAGGTGAGCCTCAAAATGGAAATGTCTATACTTTTACAAGAAGTGGAAGTGTTTGGACAAGAATAAATACTTATGCAGCCCCTCTACCTTACACAAGTGGTGGTTTTGGTACAGCAATTGCTGTCTCTTCTGATGGCTCAACTTTATATATTAGAGACTCTTCAGGTCTTAATCCTGGCTATATTACTTCTCTTGATGTCTCTTCCCCGCTTTATGTATATAGCACTGCTTCTACAACTTTGCTTTCTACTTTTTATACAACTAAACCAGATTATGATGCTAGTTTTGAAGTTTTCAAATGTTCAGTAAATGGCGGAAATATTGTAGGTAGTAATGGTTATGATGCTGTTAAAGTTTTTGATACTGGTAAAGCTTTAGATAATAATTTTTACGGTCATAATGGAAGAAACAATACATGGACTGTATCTAGATTTAATGAACTTACTTCTGTAAAAACAGTAAAAGCTAGTTATACTTTAACAACTAGTTTTACTTTTACTATTCCTGTAGGTGCTAAAGCAATAGATGTTATTTGCATTGGTGGAGGTGGAGGTGGCGGTGGAGGGGCAAGAAATGCTTCACCATACTATGGCGGTGGTTCAGGTGGTAGTGGAGGTAATGTATCAGAGTATATGTTTTCTGCTGATGCTTTAGGTGGTCCTGGAACTAATATTTTAGTAACCGTAGGTGCTGGTGGTCTTGGAGGTTCAATAACTTCTTCAGGTACTACGGCTGCTAATGGTAATAGTGCTAGTAACGGTGGTACTACCAGTTTTGGCTCTTTTCTTAAAGCTGCTGGTGGAAATGCTGGCACTTTTGCCTCCTTTAGTGGCGAGCCTCAGTCAACAACACCTCAAACAAATTATACAGGTATGTTTATTGGAAATACTGGTGGTAGTTCAGGGTCAGATGCAGCATCTTCTTATGCTGGTGCTGGTGCTGGCGGTGGCGGTGGCGGCGGTGTTTCTCCTAATGCTACAAAAGGTTCTATCCCTACTACTATAGATTTAGTATCAGTTGCAGGTGCTAATGGAACTAGCAATGGTGCTTCATATACATCTCCTGGTGGTGGGGGTGGAGGTAGTTCTTCATCAGTATCAACTCCTCTTATTGCTGGTGAAGGTGCTAGTTATGGCGGTGGTGGTGGTGGCGGCGCAGAAGGTGCATCTCTTGGAGCTGGAGGTTCCAATGCTGCATATACTGGAGGAACTCTTACTGCTTCAACTGATACAGGTTATATAAGAATTGATATTACTGGTGGTACATCTCTTGTTGAAGACTCTAAGAATTATATTGATGTCACAGGTCTTACCTATACAGGTGCAACAGGCTCTACTACTGGTCCATTTTTAGTTACCAGTGGTACAACCATTGGTGGTACTTTTATAACATATAAAGTACCTACTGGAACTACAGCCGTGTCAGGAACTCCTACAGTAGTGTTAACACGAGCTGGCGGTGCTGGCGGTAATGGTGCTGTTGGTATGTGTCATATTACAGTTTGGTATGGGTGATGTAAATGGCTTTTCCCTCTAGTCCTCTAAATGGTCAGCAATATACAATTGGTAACTCTACTTGGGAGTGGATTTCTGCTCAGGGATGCTGGAATCTTCTTGATGTAACAAATGTATATTCAACAACTACTCAAGTATTTACAAGTAGTGGTACTTGGAATATACCGTCAAATGCAAGTATGGCTCATATAACTTTAATTGGAGGCGGTTCAGGTGGCCGTCCAGGTACCACTATCAATGCTACTTCAGGAAGTGGAGGTGATGGTGGTGGTGGTGGGGCTCTTACTAATGCACTTATTGATGTTGCTAATCTTTTAAGTTATATATCTCCTGCTACATCTGTAACCGTAACTATTGGTGTAGGAGGAGTTTCTGCTACAGCAGGTGGAGCTACTATTGTTGATATATCAAAAGCAGGTGGAGGCATTGCTCCAACAGGTTTTGGTAATTATACTGGTGGTCTTGGTTTGTTTAGAGGTGGTGGCGGTGGTTCAGGTAGCTCAGTTACTGCAAGTGGTAGTACTGCAGGTAGTGCAGGTGTGACAAGTTACGGTGGGGCAGGTGGTGGCAATGGTGGAAGTGCTAGTAATGCTTCTTTTAGTGTAAGTGGTGGAGCTGGAGGTGGTAGTCCTGTCTACACGATGGCTACAGGGGATACTTATGCTTCTAATATTCAAAATATGCCAGTTCCAGGAATAGTTGATAATACTGGAACTCCAAAATTTGGCGCAGGTGGGAATGGTGGTAACTATTCATCTGGAACAAGTACTAGTGGTCAAACAGGAGCAAACGGTGTAGCTGTTATTAAAGTTTGGTACAATTCTTAGTACTACATCTACATAAGGAGAAAATATGAGTGAAGAAGTAATTACACCAGTTCAAAATCGTTACTTGATTCTTGATGAAACAAATACAGTAACAAATATTATTGTTTATGATGGAATTGCTGAGTATAACCCTGGTGAGGGTTTTACTTTAGAGCAACACCCAATCAATGAAGACAACACGCTGCCATTCGTTACAATCGGTTCTGTAAAGAATAGTGATGGTACATTTAGTTATACGGAGCCAGAAGTAGCACCTTAACTAAGTAAAGTTAACAAAGAGACGAGTACAGAATGAAAATTGCTGTTTACACAATTGCGCTAAATGAGGAGCAATTTGTTGAACGCTGGTACACCGCAAATAAAGATGCTGATTATCTAGTAATTGCCGATACCGGTTCAACGGATAATACTGTTGAAAAGGCTCGTGAACTAGGAATTATTGTCCACGAAATTCGCATTAAACCGTGGCGTTTTGATGACGCTAGGAATACTGCACTAGCTCTTGTTCCAGCAGATACTGATGTCTGTGTGTCTGTTGATATGGATGAAGTTCTTTATCCCGGTTGGCGTGAAGCCCTTGAATCTCAATGGGGAGATGCAAACCACGGTAGATTTCTTTATACATGGAATCACGAAGAAGATGGCAGTGACGGACTTACTTTTTGGTATGAAAAAATTCACGCTCGTCACGGATACCGTTGGAAGCACCCAGTTCACGAAATTATTCAGCCAGACCGGATTGAAGAAAAGTATGTTGATGTTCACGGGTTTCGTCTACATCATTTTGCCGACCCAACAAAATCTCGCGGTCAGTATCTAGAACTTCTTGCTCTTTCTGTAAAAGAAGACCCTCACAATGACCGTAACGCTTTTTACTATGCTCGTGAGTTAATGTTTTACAACCATAATGAAGAAGCAACTAAAGAATTCAAACGCCATTTAGCACTACCTTCTGCTGTATGGAAACCTGAACGAGCCGCTGGTATGCGTTATTTGGCTAGAGTTGATGACCCTGAAAACGCTGAGATGTGGTTAAAGATGGCTACAGATGAGTGTCCAGATAATCGTGAACCGTGGATTGAACTTGCTCAGCACTACTACCGCAAATCTGACTGGGAGAAATGCCTTCCAGCTGCACAGCGTGCTTTATCTATTGAAGTTCGTGACTACAACTACCTTAGTGAGGCTTGGGCTTGGGGCGCGGAACCTCACGACCTTGCTGCAATCTCCTCTTACCACTTAGGTATGAAAGAAGATGCTATTAGATATGGTGAAAAAGCAGTAGAACTTTCTCCTGAAGATGGAAGACTAGTATCCAATCTTGAATGGTATAAAAAATGAAAACTATTGCAGCAATACCAACACTTAATGCAATTGATTGGGTAGCACCTCTTATAGAGCATATTCTTTTATCTGATGAAGTTGATGAAGTATGGATTTATGACAATGGTTGTACTGACTTAACTCCTGATTGGGTCCGTCATCGCCGTCTTATTGATAAGCGTCTATTTCTTATTGATTCTAAAGGTATGGGTCTTTACGAGATGTTTAATGATATGGCTAAAAAAGTAGTAGAAAAATACCCTGATGAGGAAATAAATCTTGCTATTTTGAATAGTGATATTCGTCTTCCAAAAAATGCTATTTCAACAATGTCAAAATTAATGCGTCAAGGTGGATATGTAATTAGCACTATTGACCCTTCTATCCCATCAATACGCTCTCCACATTTTGAGGACTGGAGTAGTCGTTTATTTCAAAACTACCCTCCAAAGGTTGAACCTTATGCTGAAGAGTACTCAGTTAGTAGGCCTATTGGATGGGCTATTGTTATTGCAGCTGAGTTCTTTAAGTCTCAACCATATATAGTTCATCCAAGTTACCAGTGGTGGTTTGGGGATGATGACTTATTTAGACGCACAATTCAACTTGGTGGAAGAATTTGTATTTCACGAGGAGTGGGGTCAGACCACTTTGGTTCTCAAAGTGACCCATACAATCCAAGAAAGCAAGAAATGATTAATAGTGATGTTCATATATACAGAGAGATGTGGGGTTAGTAATGACTAAAAGAGTTTTACTTACAGGTGCTAGTGGTTTTGTAGGAAGTCATGTATTTAGACATTTACTTGTTAATACAGATTGGGAACTTGTTTGTCCAGTAACATTTACTCATAAAGGTGTTCAAGATAGGATTCGTCTTAATATTGAAGATAATCCTGAGTACCTTGACAGAGTAAAACTAGTTCATATTGATTTAGCATCTCCTATTAGTTCTGTAACTTCTCACGCTTTTGGTCGTATTGACTATGTTCTTAATCTTGCTAGTGAGAGTCATGTTGACCGTAGCATTGAGGACCCATCACCTTTTATCATTAACAATGTACAACTAATATGTTACTTACTTGATTGGGCTCGTAATTCAGAACATTTAGAGAAGTTTATACATATATCTACTGATGAAGTTTATGGACCAGCAGAGGCTGGGTACGCTCATCGTGAATGGAAAGACCTTCATCTCCCTAGTAATCCTTACTCAGCATCAAAATCTGCTCAAGAAGATATTTGCTATGCATACTGGCGTACATATGATGTTCCAATTATCATTACAAATACAATGAACATCATTGGTGAGATGCAGGACCCAGAAAAATATGTTCCTCTTGTTGTCAAAAAAATTCTTAGAGATGAAACACTTGAAATTCACGCTTCAATAGCTACTGGTCAAATTGGTAGTAGGTATTATTTGCATGCAAGAAATCAAGCAGATGGTCTTTTGCATGTACTTAATAATGTTGACCCAGTTAAATATGATGGTGAAGGTAATAATCTTCCAAGACGGTTCCACATTGTTGGTGAAAAAGAACTTAATAATCTTCAGATGGCAGAACTTATTGCTGATGAACTTGGTCTACCTTTGAAATATAAATTAATTGATTTCAACAAATCTCGACCTGGACACGACTTACGCTACGCGTTAGATGGTTCTCAGATGGCAGAAATTGGTTGGACTCCTCCAATTCCTTTAGAAGAATCTTTAAGAAAAACTGTTCGTTGGATTTATAACAATCAAGAATGGCTGTCTTTGTAATTATGCTAATGTCCGAGTTAGTTGAGAGACAAAAAACAATATTTGTTCAAGAAGGTTCTGTTAGTAAAACCGGTGAATTCTCTGGTGACAAAGTTGCTATGTTTGCTACGCATATGGAAAATGGAAGAATGTCTCCATCTGTTATTGCACAGTTGAGTGAGTTTGAGTTAAATAAATGGCCTGTAGTTGTCATTGACACAAGTCCTGCTGAATATGACTTTGATTGGCCAAAATGGGCTACTGTTATTCGTAGACCAAATGATAATCAAGACTGGGGTAGCTGGGCTACCGCTTTGAATATTATGCCAGGTCTTTGGGAAGCAAAAACTCTTTTACAGACTAATGATTCTTTAGTTGGTCCTTTTTATCCACTAGGAAGTATTCTTAGACTTATGGATGCTGATGATGCTGATTTTGTTGGTTTAGTTGATAACACTCAAATTTCTTATCATTTATCTGCAATGTTTGTTTCTTATTGCAATAATTCTATAAATAAAGAACCTTTCAAAACATTTTGGAAAGAATTATCAACTGTTGATACTCAGCCTGACCATATTCTGCAGCACGAAATTAAATTAAGTATTGTTGCATTACAGAATAATCTAAAAGTTAAGTCACTATTTACTTGTGAAGATGCTGATGTTGATGTAACTCCACTATATGCAGCACCTAGAAAACTTTTTGAACTTGGTTGTCCTTTTATGAAGCGTAGAATGGTGCATTGGAATCCTGATACTGTTAAAGATTATGTAGTAAATTATGGGTCAACTGCTATAGAAATGATTGACTATGCTTTAAGCGAGAAACTTATTTAATGAAAAGAGTGAAATGATGAATACGGAAAAGACAAATACTTGTATTGCTTGTGGTAAATCTAATATAGAAAAAATTCTTGATTTAGGTCATCAAGTACCAGCAAATAACTTGCTTGAAGATAGAGATGACAAAGACTACACACTCTATCCTTTAGGTATTAATGCTTGCTCGGACTGTAGCCACGGTCAGTTATCATATTTTGTTGAACCAGCAAAGATGTTTAAGCAATACTCTTATGTAAGTTCAACAAGTCAGACTATGAAATCTCATATGGAAAAACTTGCAAACTTTGTGTTAAATCTAAAAGGTAATGCAGTTTCAGTACTAGAGATTGGCTCTAATGATGGATTGTTTCTTAAGTCTCTAAAAGATGCTGGTATTACAAATATTTGTGGTGTAGACCCAGCAGAGAACATTGCATCTAAAGCAAATGAAGAAGGTCTTACAACAATTGTTGGTTTCTGGCCTGAAGTATCAGATGAGTTTTCATCTTTTGCATTTGATATTGTGATTGGTCAAAATGTGTTTGCTCACACGCCAAACCCATACGAGGCTCTAAAAGAAATTAAACGAGTTCTTACTCAAGATGGTTTTGCAGTATTTCAAACATCACAGGCAGATATGATTGCCAATGGTGAATTTGATACTATCTACCACGAGCATTACTCATTTTTCTGTGAAGCATCTATGGCTGCTCTTGCAGAACGCGTAGGTCTTCAACTTGTCTACACACACTATGTAGATATCCACGGTGGGTCATCATTGTATGTTCTTACACACGATTACCTAGACCCTGACATTGTTTCTATTGAGTTATCAGCTATCTCATCTGGACTTATAAATGTTGAGGCTAGAGACGATAGAACTGCTCGCGTTCGTAAATACCGGACTGAAGAAGACTGGGAAAAATTTGAAAAGTCTTCTATAGATACAAGTGTTGGTGCTCTAAAAGTAGTTGAAGAGTGGCTTGATAAAGATAAAAGAATTGTTGCTGTAGGTGCAGCAGCCAAAGCAATAACTTTTTTGCGTGCTGCTCAAATACCGATTGATGCACTACTTGATGAATCCCCATTAAAACTAGGTAAGTGGGTAGCCGGTCTTGATACTCAAATTACAGATTTTAAGAATGTAACTGATTCTGACGCATACATAATTGGTGCTTGGAATTTTGCTAAAGAGATTGCAGCAAAACTACTACATGCTGGAGCAGACCACGCTGCACCTTGTATGGTTTATTTCCCTGAAGGAGTTACAACAACTCTTGGATATCTAGCTCTTAATGGTTTAGATAATTAATGACAAATGTTGAAAACTTTGAAAATTTTTATAAAAAAGTCTCTATTGATTCAAGAATATCATATAAAGATTTTTACAAACTAAGAATTCTTAATCAAATAAATTATTCTGATTTATATAAAGATGTTCGTATTCTCAAATTTCCTGAGGACTTGCGTACATATGAACGTCTTATTGATGACTCTAAGCCAGAGGTAATTATTGAACTTGGTGTTGAGGCTGGAGGTTCTAGTTTATGGTTTGCTGACCGCCTAGATGCTTTATGTGGAGGTGGTGAAGTTATTGCAGTTGATATTGATATCTCTCAAGTACAGCAGCCAGTTCTTGATGATAAAAGAATTACTCTTATAGAAGGTGATATTTCCTCACCTGAAGTAGTTAATAAAGTCAAGAAATTAGTCTCTAATCGTAGAGTAATGATAATTGAAGATGCTGCTCATACATATGATTGCACACTTTCTGCACTTCAAAATTACTGGGATTTAGTACCTGTAGATGGTTGGTTTATAGTTGAAGATGGGATAGTAGATATTGAATATTTAAGATTCCATCATAAACTTCCTCGTGGTGTTATTAGTGCATTAGACTATTTTTGTAGTTCACCTGCTGGTAAAAAGTTCTCAAGAAACTCTTTGGCTCCGTATGGAATTACTTCAAATCCTACTGGATGGCTTCAAAGGAAGTCTGAATAAAGATGTATACTTATAAAAACGCATACGCTATGACTTTAAGGAGTGAAGACCGTGTACGAAGTTAAAGACGGCTCTAGAACTCTTCAATTTAATGGTCGCCTATTAGGTAAATCTTCTTCTTGGAGACGAGGCTCTACTCGCTGGATTGAGTTTGAACTTTATCAAACAGAAAATGGTTCTTATGTACTTTCAAGAATTGGTGTTTCTCTCGTTTATCATGGTTCTGTTTGCCCTCTTGTAAAGCGTTATGGATTAGTTGAAGTATCACCTAAAGATGTATCAAAAGATTCAATCCCTTGTGAAGAGTGTGGACCTATCCGCTCAGAACTTCCAGTTGTATTTCCAGAAAGAAATCGTACTTGGGCACAAGTATCTGATGACCCAGATGCTGTACTTGAAGCTTTATATAAGTATGATGATGGTGGTGCTCGCTATCTAACAAAAGTTGCTCAGAGGCTTCTTGAGGAAGCATCTAAACAAGACTCAAGGATTGAGTCGGTGTATAGGGTAGAGATAATCCCATAAATTAGTAAGGAAATGACAAAAATGACAGAACGACAGACACATGATTTATCAGAAGTAAAACTACATTTAGTTGATTCTGTAGAAAAAGCAAGTGAGTTTTTGACTTGGCTAAGCCAGAGACGACCTTATGGTGCTGTTTCCGTTGATATTGAAACTGGTGAACTTCCCGGCGGAGAACGTAATGACGCACTATCTCCTTGGCACGGACAGATTCGCTTGGCTCAAATTGGTGATGGTGAGCAGGGTTGGTCTATTCCTTGGGAAGATTGGTCTGGTGTTTTTTATCAGGCTATGGATAAATTTTCTGGTCCTATTGTGTGCCACAATATTGCTTTTGAAGCAAAATGGTTTGCTGTTAAATCTAAGTGGCAACTACCTTGGCATCAAGCTCACGACACAATGATTATGGCTCAGATTATTGACCCACTTGGTTCAGGTGCTCTTAAGCGGTTAGCCTCTAGATATATTGACCCTCGTGCTGTGGCACTTCAAGAAACTTTAGGTACATCTCTGGCTATTAATGGATGGACTTGGGGGACTGTTCCTACAAACTTTGAACCTTACTGGTCATACGGTGCTCTTGATACTGTTCTTACAATGCGTATCTGGGAGCAGTTTTATGGACAATGTGGTCCAGAGGGTTCATACAATCGTGCTTACGAAATTGAGATGGCTGCTAGAAAGATTGTCACTCGTATGGAAATCAATGGTGCTCGTGTAGACCTTGACTACTCTCGTCGCAAATACGATGAACTAGTAAACTACACAGAGTCAGTAAAAGAGTGGGCTAAGGGTGCTTATGGTGGAGCATCTATTACTAGTAATGTTCAACTAGTCAGACTCTTTGAGTCTTTAGGTGCAGAGATTACCGAGTTCACGCCTACAGGACAAAAATCTGCAACTAAAGACCAATTAAAACTTCTTACTATTACAGGTAATGATGAAGTAAAAAATCTTGCTGAAGTAGTTTTGAAACAGCGTAAAGCTGACAAACTTGCTAGTAGTTATTTCTCAAACTTTATTAGTAAAAATGTAAATGGTTTTGTTCATCCATCTGTTAAAACAATGGGTGCTCGTACCGGTCGTATGTCAATTACTGACCCAGCGTTGCAGACTCTTCCAAAGGGTGATGATGTAGTTCGTACTGCGTTCTTACCTAAAGATGATGACCATGTAATTATTACTTCTGACCTTGACCAAGTTGAGTTCCGTATGTTTGCTTCGTTGTCTCAGGACCCAAACTTGATTCAACTATTCCATCGTGCTGATGCAACTGGCTCTGACCCATTTACTGAAATTGGCCGTGAGGTTTATCAAGAACCTGAAATGACTAGGTCTGATAAACGACGTAATCTTATTAAGGGCGTTGTTTACGGTCGTCTTTACGGTGCTGGTGTAGCAAAGCAAGCCCTCACTGCTGGTGTTCCTGAGTCTCAGATGCGTGCAGTTTCCGATTCGTTTGACCGTAACTATCCAGGAATGATTTCTTTTCAAAAGAAAATTGAAGATATTGGTATGCGTCGTCTTCGTGGTGAAGGTCAGGGCTATGTACACACTTGGACTGGTCGTCGTCTTCCTTGTGATGATGACCGTACTTATACGCTCGTTAACTATTTAATTCAGGGTGGTGCTGCTGAGGTATTTAAGTCAAACTTAATCAAACTTGACCAAGCAGACCTAACTGAGCTTTTGATTGTGCCTGTGCACGATGAAATTGTTCTTAACTGTCCTCGTGACCAAGTTGCAGAAGTTATGAAGACTGTTCAGGAATGTATGACAACAACCGAAGGATGGTCAGTGCCTCTTACATCAGGTATTGATGGTCCACTAGAGACTTGGGGAGATAAATACCGCTAATGAGTAAATATGTTTTGTCCGTAGACCCTGGTAAAGCAACTGGAGTTGCTTTAGTTAGTTTTGAAAAAGGCTCTGAGCCAGAAATTATCTATTCTGGTGAAGTTCAGCCAGATGAGTTTGCCATAGTTGTCAGAGATTTAATGACTAACTATCAAATAAAAGAGATAGTGTGTGAAAAGTTTACAATAAATGCTCAAACTGTTAGAAATTCTCAGGCTCCGTACTCTTTAGAGCAAATTGGGGTTCTAAAACAGATTATGCAGGACTTTGAGTTTGATAGAGAGTCAATTATCTGGCAATTACCTGTTGATGCTAAGAAAATGTTTCCAAATGAAGCTCTTAAAACCTTAAAATTATGGCATAAAGGTGGAGAAGGGCACGCAAATGATGCTCTGAGGCACGCTTTACTACGACTTGTTAAGACTGGCTGGATACCTAGACAACTTCTACAATAAAAGATACTATTTGAAAAAACTTGTACTAATTAAAATGTGTGATAGTATCTTTGCACAGACGAAATGACATAGAAGAGAGAAGTAAATGGCTGTAATAGCAAAGCTGGACTTAGACGGTATTCATATCCGTTTAGATGTTGAGTATCGTTACAAAGAATTATGTAAAAGCATCCCTGGCTCTGCTTGGTCTACTGCTGACCAAGTGTGGCGTTTACCACTAAGCTGGTCTACTTGTTTAGCACTTCGCTCAACATTTAGAGATGACCTTGTGATTTCTGAAGACCTTTCTGAATGGGCTATGAATCAACTTACAACTCGTATTGCTCCAGCAAATGAACTACGAGATTTAGAAGAATTTATTGACTCAAATAATGAAGATTTGTTTCCTCATCAGCGTGCTGGTGTAAAATTTTTAGCAACTGCAAAGCGTGCTTTACTTGCTGATGAACCAGGTCTTGGTAAGACTGCTCAGGCTATCCGTGCACTTAAGGAACTTCAAGAACAGGGTGAAGATGTATTTCCTGCTCTTATTGTTTGTCCAAATACTTTGAAAAAGAACTGGGCTCGTGAGTTTGGTCGCTGGTGGCCTAGTGTTACCTGTCAAGTTATTAAGGGTACATCTACACAGCGTCGTAAGCAGTTTGATACTCAGGCAGATGTATATGTAATCAACTGGGAATCACTTCGTACTCACTCACGACTTGCTCCTTACGGTTCTGTTGCTCTTGCACGTTGCACAGAGTGTGGTGGGCACGATAGCAAGGTAACTTTAACTAGGTGTGAAGTTCACAAGCGTGAACTCAACGGTATTGATTTTAAGTCTGTAGTAGCGGATGAAATTCATCGCTCTAAGGACCCTAAATCAAAGCAGACTCGTGCTTTGTGGTCAGCAACTGGAAATGCAAAGATTCGTTTTGCTCTTACAGGAACTCCTGTAGCCAACAATGTGGTTGATATGTGGTCTATTCTTCACTGGCTTTCTCCAGAGGATTGGCCATCAAAGACAAAATGGATTGACCGGATGGTTGACACTATGCTTAATGCTTTTGGTGGTCTTATGGTTCTTGGTGTAAAGCCTCATATGGAAGAAGAGTTCCAAAAAACAATCAGTCACCATATGCGTCGTATGCTCAAGGCTCGTGTACTTCCTTGGTTGCCTCCGGTAATCAATGAGCGTCGTGATATTGAAATGTCTACAAAACAGAAAAAAGCTTACGAGCAGATGCGTGACCATATGATTGCAGAACTAGAGTCTGGAGATGCATTATCTGCTCCTAGCGTTTTGACTCAGACTATTCGTCTACTTCAATTTGCTAGTTCATATGCAGATATTGTTGTTGACGAAAAGACTGGTGAACCACGAGCAGTTTTGTCAGAGCCTTCTTGTAAGGTTGACTCACTTATGGACGATATTAAAAATGGTGACTTTGGAGACGACTCTGTAGCCGTCTGTGCTGTGTCACGTCAGTTGATTGAACTTCTAAGTGCTGCTCTTACAAAGGCTGGAATCTCTCACGGTTTAATCACCGGTGCTCAGTCTGAAGAAGAGCGTCAAGATGCTATTGATGATTTTCAATCTGGTGTAAATAAGTGGATTCTTTTCACTGCTCAGGCTGGTGGTGTTGGTGTAACTCTTACAGCAGCTCGCCGTTTGATTATGCTCCAGCGTCCGTGGTCACTTGTTGACCATAAGCAAGCCCTTGACCGCGTACATCGTATTGGTTCAGAGATTCACGATTCTGTCATCATTAGCGACTATGTTACAGAAGGAACTATTGAAGAACGAGTTCTTCAAGTTCTAGAAACCAAGGCTGATAACTTTGAGCAAATCGTTCACGACCGTGTGAGATTACTTGATTTGCTAAAAGAAGATAAAGCAGGTAAGTTGTGATACAGAAAGAAATGACATACAAGGACGGAATGATAAATGTCTAAAGTTATTCGACTCTCCAACTCGGAGATTCAAACATTCAAAGACTGTCGTCGCCGGTGGTGGTTTACCTACTACCGTCGTCTAAAACCACGCTCACAGGATATGACTGGTGCTCTTGCATTAGGTACACGAATCCACGCTGCACTTGACGACCACTATGCAAATGGAACTCCACTGCTTCAAGCTCATTCAAAACTAGTTGAGGTTGACCGCAATCTTTTGGTTGCTGATTTCCGCGATACTTTTGAACTTGATAGTGAAGCAGAACTTGGTCACATTATGCTTGAGGGTTACGAGCAGTGGGTTGAAGAAGAAGGTATTGATGCTGAACTAGAATTCATCTCTAGTGAAGAAACAATCATTGCTCCACTATTCAACGGTGAAGTTGAACTTCAAGGAAAGCTTGATATGCGAGTTCGTCGTAAGTCAGACGGTGTTCGTATGTTCCGTGACTTCAAAACTGTTGGTGGCTCGTTATCTGAGTTCTCCAGCCTTGCACATATGAATGAGCAAGTACTAACCTATATGCTTCTGGAATCAACCCAGAATAAAGAGGGAGAGCGTTCCGATGGAGGCATCTTTACGATGCTAAAAAAGGTAAAGCGCACTGCTTCTGCACGACCTCCGTTCTATGACCAGATTGAAGTACGACACAATGTGTTTGCACTTCGCTCATTCTGGAATCGTATTCACGGAACAATCACAGACCTGATGAGAGTGCGTACTGCACTTGATGAAGGTACTGACCACACATTTGTTGCTTACCCAAAACCAAGCCGCGAGTGTAAATGGAAATGCCAGTTCTTCTCTATCTGTCCATTGTTTGATGATGGCAGTAGTGCAGAGCAAGCAATCAGTGAACTATTCATAGAGGGAGACCCCTATGCATATTACGAAAACGAAAATGACAAGAAAGGACTGGAATAACTATGAGTGACATTCAGCGTTCATTAACAGTTATGGTCTACGGTGAATCAAAGGTTGGAAAGTCCACCTTTGCAGTTACCTCCCCATATCCACGTCTTATGCTTGATGTTGAGGGTGGACATCGTTTCCTCCCAATCGTCGTCAAGTACTGGGACCCACTACGCGAAGAACCACCTGTCGCAGATGGAACTTGGGACACTTGTGTCGTCCAGGTTCGTAACTATGATGATGTCATAAAGGCATACCAGTGGCTTCAGAGCGGTAAGCACCAGTTCAAGAGTTTGATTATTGATTCAATCTCAGAACTACAAGTTAAGTGTATGGATTCAATTGCTGGCAGCGAGCAGATGAAAATGCAACAATGGGGCGAACTACTTCGTCATATGGGTGCACTTCTTCGCGACTTGCGTGACCTCACAATGCACGCAACGAATCCACTAGAAGCAGTAGTCCTAACTGCAATGGCTCGTACCGGGCAGGATGGTCGCTACCGTCCTTACCTACAGGGTCAACTTGCAATTCAGGCTCCATACTTCTACGATATTCTCGGTGGTATTACCATTGAGGAAATGCCAAATCCTGACCCAATGCAACCTCCATACAAAGTTCGTAAGATGTATGTAGAACGCACTGCTCAGTATGAGGCAGGAGAACGAGTCCAAGGTCGCCTTGGAGCAATTGTTCAACAAGAAAATCTATCCATTGAGCGGATGTTAGACATCATCTTTGGAGAGAAACAATCTGTAGCGACCGCTACCAAAACGACAAATAAGAAAGAAGGTTAAGGTATGAGTACCTTAAACTGGGCTGACCTCATCAAAGAGGCTGGCGAAACTGCATCATACGAACCACTACCAGATGGTGATTACGACTTGGTAGTACTAGAGGGAGTCGCTAAGCAGACTCAATCAGGAAAAACCATGTTCTCAGTTAAGTCTGAAGTACAAGGTGGTCCTCACAACAAGCGTCTCATTTGGGATAACTTGGTTGTAAGTCCAGATAACCCAACAGCCTTGGGTATCTTCCTATCAAAGATGTCTGCTCTTGGTCTTGGCCGTGAGTTCTTTGAACAGGGTCCAAGCAACGCACAGATTGAGGCCGCTCTTCGTGGTCGCGCTTTCCGTGCACAGGTTGGTAGTCGTGTTTACCAAGGCACAAAGCGTAACGAACTAAAGCGTTACTACTCTGCTGCTTCTGCACAGACTGCTACCATTGCTGCTCCTGCTCCTGCAGTTGCTGCGCCAGCACCGGCTCCTGCACCTGCACCTGCCCCAGCACCGGCTCCTGCACCTGCTGCAGCACCTGCTGCTCCTTTCTAAGTCTTTGGCTTAGTGAGATTGCCTTCCAGCGAAAGTTGGAAGGCTTTCTCATTAGTCCACAAATAGTAGAAAGCAAATAGGTTGAAATTGTGAAAGTATTACTAACCGGTTGCAGTGCTCCACAATCTTCTCATTCATTAAATGGAAGATTGCCAACATTTTCTGGACTAATTAGAAATGCTCTTAGTTATGCTGGGCACGATATTACTTGGGAACATCCATCAATATCTATGACTGAAGAGTTTCTAAGCCAGTTTGATGTAGTTATTGTAGGACTTAGTTCTCCAACTAGTATGTCAGCTTACAGACTTTATGGTGCTTTATCAGTAATTGAAAGGGCTAGAAAAGTTACTAATGTTCGCTATTTAATTGATGCTCCGGAGCCTCACAAACTTTGGGCAGGTATTAGAGCATTAGTTAATAGTCCAGAAGATTTGATAAAAGACTTCTACTCAAAACGACCAGAGTATCAACAGGTTAGTGAGTCTAAAGAATTTTCTAGACTTCACTCTGTATTAGTTGATTTATATGAAAATTCTTGGGAGCGTACTATTGTTCCTGCTTTTCCTTGGTCTACTAAAACTCATATTACAGAATATATACCTAATATTCTTGAAGATTCTATTGAACTTGTGTGCTTAGATTCTGTTTTATTGACTGCTATTCCAGATGGTTTATATATGAAAAGTGAAGCAGATTATTGGACTGTCAATCAAGAAACACCGTGGACAAAAAAACTGCAAAAAACATTAATAAATAATGTTGAGCCTATGAATGATTCTAAATGGAATAATAACTCTGCTGTACTAGTGAAACTTAACAAATCAATTGGTTCAATTATTACAACTTATAAAAATGGTGACCCTTGGTGGTCAGTAAATCTATCTCAGTCTTTGTTTGTTAATACCCCTGTAGTGACTGACTGGAGACATACCGCTTACTTAGGGGAGTCTTGGTCTATTCTTGCTCATCAAATTGAAGAACTGTCTATGAATGAAAGAGCATCTCTTGCTATAAATCAAAGAGAACAGTATGTAAAATCAATACCTAATTTTTCGGACTCAATAACTGGGGTTTTGTCTGCTGTATTTAATGACTCTTATAGTAAAATTTAACTAGATTGGATGTACTAAAAATGAAAAATATAGATATGACTTGGGTTAGGTCTCAACTAGAAAATGCTAAAGTTTCTATCCCTGTTGGTGAATCAGTTCTAGAACTAATTGATACTTGGGCTAAAACAGAACATGCAGATAGTAGTAGTGACCAAGTCCTAGAGCTATTTTCTAAACTTTGCAAATCAAATTCATTAGTTAGTACTCCAGAAAACGAAGTATGGCAACCAGCAGGTCCGGGCTTTATCCGTGTAGGAGATGAAGTACGAGTTATGTCTGATGCTTTTGAAGGAGACCTTGGTCAAATACATAATGGTCGTCGTGGTCGTGTAGTTGCTGTTCGCTATGGTGACATTATTATTAAAACAACAGATGGAAAAGAACCAGTTCTTGATGGGTCACATTATTCTCCATATAAGTTAGAAAAACTGGTTACAGTACTATGAGTACCATAGTTACTGCTCGTTTTATTGTTTATGGTGATACATATGATGAGTTGGTAACTGCTTCTGAAGACCGTCTTTCAGAATTTTTTGAAGTTAATCTTGCAGATATTAAAAAAACTTTTAACTACGAACTTGTAGTTACAGAAAATGAAAATATGAGTAGTGAATATAGCTACGAAGCGACTGTAGTAGTAAGGAAACGAGATGTCTGAAGAAGTAAATGTTGAGCAAGATGTAACTCCTCGTGTTGCCGCTCTTAGAGAAGCAGCCAGAATTATTTCTGGAGAGCGTAATAAACAGTATGGTGGTCCTGAAGAAAACTTCACTCGTACTGCTCAAATTTGGACAGCAATTATTGGATATGAATTTACTGCTGAAGATGTGGCAATGATGATGGTTGGTCTAAAAGTTGCTCGTTATGCTTCTAAGTCTGGATTTCAACCAGATACTTGGATTGACATTGCAGGATATGCAGGTTGCGGTTATGAAGTTGGTAGTGTAGAAATGACTAAGCAAGATACCAACAAATAAAGGAATAACTTTGAGCAATGGACTACAAGAGCCTTGGACATTTGAGCAACCTGTTTGTAGAGAAGTTGGTGGTGAAGCATTTTATGCTGGTGATGAAGATGACCCTCAATCACTAGACACTAATATCTTAAATAATCAACTAGCCAAAAAAATATGTCAGACATGTAGTCATATTGTTGAGTGTGCTGAGTGGGGTATTCATCACGAAAGATACGGTATATGGGGTGGATTATCGCCTCACGAAATTGTTACTATAAGAAGAAAAAGAAACATAATTATGAAAACCGTAACTCTTCCTAGAGTCCTGTAGAATCTAAATAACATTTAACATACAGGAGGTCTAGAAATGGCCGCAAAAGAAGTTGCTAGACCTATGCCTGTCTGTGAAAACTGCTTTCTTGAAGAACATACTAAATGGGAGCCAGATAGTATGGATGAAGAAGGTAATGTTTTAATGAGGCTTACTGGTGTTGATACACCTCTAAGAGCAACCCCTGAATCAGTTGAAACTTGCTCATTATGCGGTGCAATAACTGTAGCTGGAATTTATGAAATGTTTAAGCCATCAGAAATATATTTTGATGAGAATTCTCAATTAGAAAATAAATTTGAAATGCCTCTAAATGAATTTTATGGTGACTCTGATGAAGGATTCTAGAGTTGGTGAATCCCTATGGAACGAATGGGATGGAGATGGCTATACTAATACACTTGTTTCTGGAACAGTTTTCTACACTATTGAACATATTTCAATTGAGAATGAGTTAGTTCGTAGAGCTCTTGCCTCTAATCTACAAAGAGATGGGGTAGCAGATTCTCTTGGAGATGGTTTTAGAATCCTTGAAAATGCTGTAATTAGTCAAGGTTGGGCTGGTTATGTTGATTCAGATAATGAGATATCTTCTTGTAGTGAAGTTGGACTTACTGAGTATGGTGACATTGTTGACCAAGTTTTTCCAGTAACTTGGGTTGAATTTTAGAAATAATATAGGTGTGTTTTTCACCCTATTTTTATACATCTTTCCTGTAGAATTTATATTATGTGGAAACCTGCTGATAATTTAAGATGGCAAAAGGATGCTAAATGCGCCGACCCATCTAATAAAAAATCACTTGTATGGTTTTACTCTAAAGATTCTGTAGAAAAAAATAATGCAAAAAATATGTGCTTCTCTTGTCCTGTCCGTAAAACCTGTCTACAGTGGGCTCTAGAGCACAGAGAGATTTGGGGTATCTGGGGAGGCAAAGATGAGATTGAACTTCGTAGGGCTTTGTCTGTGGCTTACAATGGTGAAGAAACTCGTCGTAATCGTCCACCAAACTGCCCATACTGCACTGCTCGTCCTAGCAAGTTAGCAACTTCAATTGAAAAACTTCCGCCCGGTGGACGCTGGACTCGTGCAAAAGTAGTTACTTGTACAGAGTGTGGATTTGCTTGGCGTAGTCGCTCAAGTGCAAATGCTGTTGAAGCATATAAAGAAGAAAAAGAAAAACGAAAAAGACTTAAGAAGTCAGCTACTAAGGCTGAATAATACTAATATCTCTTCTTGGATTAAATCCTTCTCCGACTGTAAATGTGAGTAGACCAGGTTGACTTTCTAATCCTGCTCTATCACGCCACCAAGGACTGCCGTTATCAGTAGTCGGAGCCTGAAGCCATAGGCGAGAACCAATATCAAGTGCTTTGAAGTGATGATAGTGACCTGATACCCAGAGGTCTGCTTGACCTAGTGCTGTCTGACCTGCTGCTTGACCTGATAAATACTTAACAACATCTTTACCGCATTGATGTCCGTGAAATAAACCTACAAGAGTTCCGCAGATATTTACTGTAAGAGTCTGATGGTCTTTTTCTGGATAGCGAAACTTAATATGAGATAGAGCGTCATTCTCAGCGCAAGCATCTTGAACGGCTGATGCAATCTCTACATTCCAACCGTCTGATGGGTCTGCTACAACTTGTCGTGTAACTTCATCGTGATTACCATTTACGACTGCAATAATCATTTCTTCACAATGCGGTGCAAAAGTTTTAATTTGTTGCATCAAAAGACGACGAGCAACACGAGTCTGCTCTGTTTGTCCAAGGTCTGATGCTGCAGGACTTTGAAGACGACCATTTTGAGAAGTGTTACCTTCCACATGGTCTCCAGCGAGAAGAATAGAAACCGTTCCTAGACTACGACCAATCTTTTGTAGTTCTTTGTATCGCTGAAACGCTCCATCAGTAACACTTAAAATTTTCTGAATTGAATCTTCAGTTCCTAAACCATTGGCTTTTTTACCAATCTGTTGGTCTGATGGAACAATTACAAATGCACCGTCTCCAGTTGCTTGCTTAGAACCTTTAGTTGGTTTCCATTTTTTAATTTCATCTACAAGTTGCTCTAAATCAAAATCAGGTCCATCAATCAAATCTGCTGGAACAACTGAAACCTTATAAGCTTCTAGCCAATCTTGATTAAATGTCTGCCACTTACTTTGACGCACACTTGTTACACGCCAAGCCTTTGGGTCTAAGCCAAAGTCTTTAAGAATTTCGTCTGCATCGGCTGAGTTACCAGCAGGACGAGGAGTACTGACAACAAAGCCACCAATATTGTGGTCAATATCCATACGCGCTCTCCACGCTTCTGGGGTTTCATTTGAGCGTCTATCAGAGCCTGTCTGACCAGGAGATGCTAATTCTTCTAAAACTTTTTTTGAAAAACTCTCTGACATCACTGATTACCTAATGCTTCTATACGAGCATTAATTCCTGTGAAGCACCGGCATTGCTTACGACGATGAAGTGCTAAAGAAGATTGAGCAATGTCATATCCTTCTGATATGAGTAATTCTTGTATTTGACGATTTGAGAATCTTTTCACTTTATCACTTTGTGGAAAAAGAATAAGTTCTAATGTATTTTTATCGTCTTTATCCATAACGGACATTACTTTTGAAACACCGCAAGGCAATCCAAATTGGGGTGCGCTAAGTTCTGATACTTTTTGTGCCAGTTTTCCCATATTCAGTCCTTCCATAAAACAAGTCTTGTGACTAGTTATGTAAGAACTTTAGCAGAAATATAGTTAAAAATAATGACTATGTTATGGGCGTGTCTAAATATTATAAATATAAAAACTGCTAGAAAACTATGCTTGTTTTCTTGTTCTAGTTCGCTTTATTGCGACTGGTTTAGTTAACTCTTGAGCCACTGCTGTAGCCTCTGAGTGAGAGAGTAGGTGGTCTGTCATCGCTTGTCGAACTTCTCTAACATCTTTGTGGACATCTTCTAAGTGAGCCGTAAGGTGTTTTAGACTACCCTGCACACTGCCAGCAAAGCCATTACTTATTGGTCTAGTATTCTTTTCTGCACGAGAGGCTTTAACCAATCCATAGGCTGAGACACCAGCAGCTAGAACAGAACCTAAAGCAGCAATCAGTGCTACTGAAGCATCAGACATGATTACTCCTGATAAGATACAAAAGTGTATTAAGCAATGTCTTAACTATACCATAGATGACCTAAATACCTTTAGTATTGACTTTGGCTCCCTCTGGTGTATAGTCTTCATACAAGCCAAATTCACCAAATTTTCAAATTCTTTTTCCGAAGGGGTAATGATGCAAGCGACGGTAAAAAGACTAAGTATTATTAATGAAGGTGTCTGTGAGTAAGCACGAAAAAGCAAATCTTGATGGTAGATTTGAAAAAGCGACATCTTGGTATGCCTCACAGGGGTGGAAGATTCTCCCTTGCTACGGCATTGTTGGTGGTCGTTGTACTTGTAATGGTTCTCACGCTGAGCCAAAAGATATTGGAAAGCACCCAGCAATTAATGGCTGGCACACAGAAGCATCAAGCGATTTACTAGAAATTCAGCGTTGGTGGGAACGTGACTCAGAAGCAAATATTGGTGTCTTCTGTCGTCCATCAGGATTTTTTGTAATTGATATTGACCCTCGCTCCGGTGGTCACGATGCATTTGAAGAGTTTGAAAAACTAGTTGAGGGTGCTCTTCCTCCAACGGTTGAAGCATTGACCGGTGAGTACACACTTGCTGGTAAAACAATGCGTGGTCGTCATATTTTTTATCGTTGCGACCCTTCAGAAGACCTTGTTGGGAATCTAAAAGCTGCTGGTATCAAGGGAATTGATATTAAGCACAATGGTTATGTTCTTATTGCTCCATCGCGTCACTTTTCTGGTGAAAACTATGAATGGGTGAATGGCAAAGCTCCTTGGGAAACTGAGATGGCTGATGCTCCAGAAGAACTTCTTGCATTTCTTCGTAAGAGGACTCGTCGTTCTGCATCAACAAGTACAACTCTTGGAACTATGGACTGGAGTGCTGCCTTTGATGGTGTTGACTTTGGTGCAAATAAAGCAGAGATTGAAAAACTTCTTGATGAAGGTATTGATGAAGGTTCTCGCGCTGTTGATATTTATCGCCTTACCTGTTCACTTGCTAATCAATATCCAGTAGACAAAGAACACGGTCGTCAGGCTCTTGAGACTTTGATGATTCGTTTTAATGCTGAGAAGGTTCGTCCACCTCTTGAACTTGAAGGAACAAACGGTCTTCTTCACCATGTTCGTCGTGCAATTAAGTATGTTGCAGAAAATCCAAAGTCTGAATTTTTATGGCCTGGCATCTCTGACAAAGAAACTGGATGGGCTAAAAAATCTACAGAAGAGACTGCTGAAAAGTTTAGGTCAACTACTACTCCTATTCAGCCAATTCTTGGTGTTGCTTATCCAAAAAATATTGATGCTCTTCCAGGAACTATGGCTGGTGCTATCTCAAAAAGTATTCACGAGGGTGAGTCAATTGCTGAAGCATCATCACTATCTAATCTCAATGTGCCTAAAGACCCTGATGCAATTCTTGAAGAAGATGGTGGGGAAGTTGGTAAGCGTACTCTTTCTGATACAGGTAATGGTCGTCGCTTTGTAGATACTTTTGGTGAAGCGATTCGCTATTCAGAAGGTCTTGGATTTTTTCACTGGTCTGGTGGATATTGGAAGCCCGACATTGAAGGCTTAGAAATGCAGGAACTTGCAAAGCATCTTGCACCGGTTATCGCTAGTGAAGTAGTTCACTATGAAGGTGATACTGATAAGCAGTCTGAAGTAATCAAATGGGCGCAACTTTCAAAATCAAATGCTCGTATCAAGTCAGCAATTGATAACGCAAATTCTGACCGTCGTATTCGTGTTGAAGTTTCTAAGTGGGATTCTGAGCCACATATGCTTGGTGTACTTAATGGTGTAGTTGATTTGCGTACTGGTGAACTTCTTAAGAATCGTCCAGACCTCTACATCACACGTCGTGCACCTGTTGCTTATACACCGGGACTTAGTAATGTTCGTTGGCAACAATTCTTAGACTTTGCTACAGGTGGAGATAAAGAATATCAAGATTGGCTACAAAGAGCAGCAGGATATTCACTTACTGGTTTGAGTAAGTATGACTTGATGTTTCTTGTATATGGTCCTGCAGGTTCTGGTAAAAATACATTTGTTGAAGCAATTGTTAAATGTCTTGGTACTCAGCAATACGCTTGGCCATTTGACTCAAGTATTCTTGCAAGTGGTGATGGAAACGCTAACGGCTCTGATATGTATCACTGGGCTGAACTTCGTGGTCGTCGTCTTGTTTGGGTTGATGAACTTCCAGACTCAGAGCGTCTAAAAGAAAACTCAGTTAAAAAGTTAACTGGTTCATCTGAAATTTCTGCTCGTTCTCCCGGTGAGCGTCCATTTACATTTGCCTCACAAGCAAAACTTTGGATTTCTACTAACCACCGTCCAATTATTACTGACGATGCAATGTGGCGACGTATTCGTCCAATTCCATTTACATTTGTACCTGAGAATCCTGACCCAGACTTAAAAGAATATATCTTTGACCCAGAAGGTGCGCTTCCTGCTGTACTTTCTTGGGCAGTTGAGGGTGCTATCAAGATGCTGAACTCTAGCTCTCGTGATGCTCTTGGTTGGTGTTCTGTAGTTTCTGAAGCTGCTGAAATTTACCGAAAGACAGAAGACCGTATTGGTATTTTCTTAGATGAAGAAACTATTGAGAATGAGGGTGCAACTACCCCTATTAAATCTTTGTACAGTATTTATCGTATTTGGGCTGAAGAACGTGGCGAAAAGCCTATGAGTCAGACTGCTTTCCAGCGCAAAATGCACGAAAGAAATGTTAATATTGTTGGTATGGGGTCTCAGGCTATTATACACGGCAGGTCACTTAAACCTCGTACAGTTGTTACTGGAGAAATTGACTGGGGAGCAGCAACTAGATTTGCTAGATAGGGTTTTCTAGAATCAGGTAAAATAGAAAGCAGTATCTTTCTATTCACTAAAGGATTAAAAATGGCTAACCCGGTAAAAAACCCTAAGATTTCACAACCTTGGGGTCGTCCAAATCCTCGTTATTCGGCTAAGCGTCATACAGGTATTGACTTTGCATGTCCTATTGGCACACCTATTTTTGCAGTTGCAAATGGTGTAATTGAAGATGTTATTACAGACACATCTTACGGTAAAGTTGTAATTCTTCGTTGCTCATCTGCTGAGAAAAAAATTGTACATATTTGGTACTGCCATTTATCACGTCAAGATGTTAAAAAAGGTCAAAAAGTTGAAGAGGGTGCTCAACTAGGTCTTACAGGTAATACAGGAAACTCAACTGGTCCGCATCTTCATCTAGAAACTCGCGTTGCACCATTCCGTTACGGTAATGATGTAAGCAATCCATTCTTGGATATTGCAGGAATCATTGACCCTAATGCTCCATCAGAGCGCAAGATTGGTCTTTGGAAGAAAACTATTGGTGCTGTAAAACCTGCTTCTTCATCAAAGCCAACAAAAGTTGTGCATATGTCTGGTCTTGTTTTTGGTGCTACTAATGATGACATTAAGGTTGTTCAGTCTGCACTTGTTGACTTATGCGGTGCAGAAATTAATGCTGATGGTCATTATGATGACAAAACAAAAGAAGCTTATAAGTTATGGCAACATAAGTTAGGTTTCCACGGTAAAGATGCTGATGGTATTCCAGGCAAGAAGTCTATGGCTGAACTTGCAAAGCGATATGGATTTAAGTTGGTCTAGGGTCTAAAAACCCGACCACCACGTCCACTACTACCGCCACCACGATTACGACCAGTATCAATTTTTCTATTGGCATGTGAGTGTGCAGTAATTCTTCCACCAACAAAACCTTGTGGTGGCTTAATAAGGAGAGCAGTAAGTGCATGGACTAGAGCGTCAACTCTATCAGGAGATTTACCTTCTCCTGGAATCCATGAGGTCATCTGGTCTTCAAGTTCAGCGAGAAAACCAATATGGTGAACTCGTCCCTGCTCGTAAGCCAAAACTGTTGGTTCGGCTCTCAAAGCCTTACCGTGCTTTGAGTGAACTTCTAAAACAGTAACACTTGGGTCAATAGCATTAATTGCATTACGCACCAATGCTCCACCCTGATTAACTTCAGCAATAACTGGACACATCCATTTACGAGCCATCTCTACAACTTTATTTGCCCATACATCTGGTGAACCAAGTACAGAAGCATCTTCAAGAATCCATGCCTCACGCTTATAAAGGTCGCGGTCTCCAGTAGATGCACAAACTACAATTCCACACTCATCTCGTGGATTCTCAGCAACAGATGGGTCAACACCAATACAACGAAGCGGTGTTCCCATAGGAAATGAAGCGTGACGATTACGCTCAATCATTTCAATAGTCCACAAAGCACCTTCAATATCGTCAAGCATCTCACCATAAAGTTCTTGAGCTGCCAGACGAGTTCCTTCATAAACACCCATAATGGCATCCATATATGCGGTAGAAAGATTTCCTGCGTTATCCATTGTGCTTCCACGAGTAATAACTACATTTCCACTTTTCTTTGATTCTTCAATAAGTTGATAAAGTAGTGCTACTCGTTTGGGTGTAGTGGTGACCATAATCTTTGGACGAGCACCAAGACGAGTACCAACTCGTAAGTTATCAAATGCAGTCATGCCAGCAGCGTCTGGAGTCTGTCGCCATGCGGCTACCTCGTCTCCCCAAGCGTGAGTGAATTGTGGTCCACGAAGTGAGTCAGGTTCATCTGCAGTAAAGCAAGTTGCAGTATTTCCATTAGGCCAAGTTAGACGACGCTTAGATGGTTCATAATGTGGTTTTTCACTAGGAGGTGAAACATTAATAATTCCTGATTCACCTTCAACAATAACATCGCGCACATCGGCAGCAGTACGAGCAACAAGGGCAAAACGAAGTTGTCCATTAGTTGTGTACTTTGCCTCTTCACGAACCCACTCGGCAGCAGTACGAGTTTTGCCAGCACCACGACCAGCAATATAAGCCCAAATATTCCAATCACCTTGAGGTGATTGTTGTTCAGGACGACCCCAAGCCTTCCAGTCCCAAAGAAGATTGTCCATATCCATATCAGCAAGAACAGCATTACGCTCTGCTTCTGAAAGCAAAGCAATCTGCTCCATCAAACTCTTGCCCATATTTCCTCGCTTAAAATAAATACCCCCAGTACCAAGTAGTACCGGGGGCATAAGTTTTATTATTTAACTATTGCGCTTCAAACTACTCTGTACTCCATAATACAGGGGAGCAGCTGAACTTAGTCCAAGTTCACGCGCAAGAATTGAAAGAGAAACACCACTACGGTATTCATCTGCTAGTTGGTCATGGTACTGGTCAATACCAATTTCTTTTGCTTCCTTGACTCGCTGTGCAGCATCAAGATTCTGTTGCTTTGTTGCTCGTGTCTTTGGCTTAATGCTGGACACTGATACATCTTTCATAACAACTCGGCGGCGCAGTCCTGGGTAAGCAACTTTAAGTGCTACAGCAAGTTGTGGAAGACTTCCACCCTTTTCCTGATACTCAACAAGAAGTTCCGTATAGGTACGACTTGCTGTGTGTTCTGGACTATTTTGGCTACGAGAACCGTAAGCCTTTTTAGCCAATGGCAGGATAGGAGTAATCTTTTCCGTATACTCAACTAAAAGTTCATTCATAATGTCTTTTTTCTCCAATTTGTCATTAGCGTGTGTCATAGAACTATGGTACAAGCTATTAATAACTAATGCAAATCAGATAGATATCTAAAGACATCTTCCTGCACTTTTATTCGTTATTGTCTTTAGAATCTTCTTTTTCTAATGGCTCACGAAGGCGTAGCGTGATAAGCCATAAAACTAGAGAAAAGAGGATTGCATAACCCACAATAACTCTGGCTGAACCGTCAAGCACGCACCAAGCAACAAACATACCTAAAAGTGTCCATGTCTGGTTTAGTGACTCAACGATGATATCTTTAATCCAACGAAGTAGTCTCATTATATTTTCCTTGTCAATAGTGATGCAGTTCCAGCAATAACCTGAGTTACAATTACAGCTGGAATTGCTGCTTGTTGTGCTTTCTTGCGTGTTTCTGGTGTCATATCTGCACCAACATTTGCGATAGCAGTAAGTGCTTTACCTGGGTTGGTAAATACTGCTGACAAAATCTCGGAAGGGGCTTCAAAAATTTGTAGAGCGTCAGCAACATTAGCTGTCAAAACTACGCCATTTTCCAAAGTAATTGGTTGCTCTGGTGGCAAGTCTGAGTAATCCAAGCCGGACTCTGCAAAGACATCAGCAGGAATTGCTGTATCTGCATAAGCCGTAACAAGAACATCAGAAACTAATTGTTTTTCTTCCTCGGATAACTGACCATCTGCTTGCAAGTTATCAACAAGATTTGTTACTTCTTCTTGACTAAGATTTCCATCAGATAATAAATTACTAACAATTGCTTGAGTCTCTGCTTGAGTTATAACTCCATCAGATGATGCATTGTCTACAAGAACTTGTTGCTCTTGCTGAGAAGAGATAGTAGGCTCAACTGTAGGTTCAACATTAGGAGTTGGTTCAGGTGAAGAAGTTACTACGGGCTTTGGGGACGGTTCTGATGATGGGGTTTTGGATGGTTTTGGTTCAGGCTCTTTTGTTGGGGTCACTATGGGCGGTTCTGTTGGTTCTGACGTCGGTGTGGGAGTAGGTTCAACAGTTGGTTCTACAGTAGGTTCAGGTGTTGGTTCAACAGTTGGAGTTGGTTCAACAGTTGGCTCTACAGTTGGAGTTGGCTCAATAGTTGGGCTAGGTTCTACAGTTGGGGTTGGGGTTGGCTCTGGTGTTGGTTCAACAGTTGGTTCTGGAGTTGGAGTTGGAGTTGGAGTTGGAGTTGGAGTAGGAGTAGGTTCAACTACAATACCTAAATCACAAATAGAATCTCCAGAAACTCTTTGACAAGAATTAGTTCCTGGGCCACCATAAAATAAACCATTCTCATCTATGACAAGATTAGTGTCGTCTCCTTCACCACCATAAAATGCTGAGTGCCACTGTTGAACAACAATGTCATTCCCAGCACCACCAAAAAAGTAATCTCTAGTTTGTGCATCAGAATCTAAAGAATAAACAGTATTATTTTCAGAGTTACCACAAAAAATATCTGGACTATTGCCATAGTTATTACCAAATTCTCTAGAACCTTCAGCCAAATTTATATGCCAGTATCCTGAGTAAACTCCTGCTAATAATTGTTCTCTAGTAATTCCTATGATTGAAAGTATTGAATCTGCAGTAAAACTTGGGTCATCAATGTTTGCTGCACATTGGTCAATTGTTGGAGGCTCTGCTGGACATTGCTGATTCCACTCAACATATGAACTATCCCAACAATGAACAGGTGGTGGAATTACTGGACAAACACCATTCCACGGAACTACATCATTATTCCAACAAATAATATCGGGTGGAGTTGGAGCACACTCTGATTGATAGTGAACTACGGAGTCGTCCCAGCAAACTACTTGAGGCTCTATAGGACAAGTATCATTCCAAGCAATAGAAGCACCATTCCAGCATTGAATAGGTGGTGGTTCTGGTAAGCAAGTACCATTCCAAGAAACAGTAGAACCGTTCCAACATTGAACATCAGGAGGAGTTGGTGGACAAGTTTGATTGTAAGGAATTGTAGAGCCATCCCAGCATTGAATTGGCTGAGGAATTACTGGACAAGTTTGACTCCAAGTTACCCAAGAACCGTCCCAGCACTGTGTGTCTGGTGGAACTGGTGGGCAGGTCTGATTCCACGCGACTGTTGAGCCATCCCAACATTGACCTGCTGGAGGTTCTGCAGGACAGGTTGAAGTAAGAGGAATTACAGAACCATCCCAACAAGATTGCATTTCAATTGGTCGGCCACCATTAACAGTAAATGCCTCAGAGATGGTAACTACATCTTGCCCAGAAATAAATCTAATACCTCTACGAAGACTACTTGGAAGCCATCCTGTTGTTTCAATAGTTCCTGACCAAGCTGGTAAACGAGAAGTATCAACAGTCAATGTAATTTTTGTAAAATCACCATTGTTTTGTGGGTATGGACGAACCATCCACTCTACACAAAAACCTGTTTCAGTTGCTCCATAACTCAGGTAACCACCAGACCAAGTAACCCAATCCCATCCGGCTAAAGAGATAGAAGGAGTATTTGGATAACTACTAAATGTTGCATCAGGTGAACCAAATGTGAGCGTTCCATTTGTAGTTGCGTAGACAGTATCGTAAGAAGTGTCACCAAGATTTATATTTGTAGGAAGAAATATTTGATGTGCAACATCATCTTCGCCTGTCCAAGAAACTTGGTTGCAAGGCTGAGGGGCTACCGCATTTGCAGGACTCTGAAATGCTAATGGTAAAACTACCAATAATGCTAAATATGTATAAGCGGTTAAGGCTCTAATAAACTTAGACAAAGTAGCCCCTCCAGCAAGGGTATTCGTTCCGTGTGTCAGCCTGTGTGTCGTCAGACTTATATCACTATTTTACTTTAGTTACTAACTATCTAAGTTATCTATTTGTTTCACATAAGCAATGTATGCGTGTCTAACAGTTGCTGGATACCATTGCTTTCCTTCGTGTGCAGTAGGTATTCCCTCAGCATTAAGAGCATTAGCAATAAGTTGATAAGACATTCCTAACTGTCTATTTTTATAGATTCTTTCTCGTACTTCTTTCTCAATATCTGGTGTAGGTCCAAGGTCTATACCCCAAACTTTTCCATTACTTCGTCTATCACGGTGAACATCTTTTTGACGTTCAGAAATCATTCCGCGTTCCATCTCCGCCATAGCAGCCATAATGGTAACAACAAAACGACCCTGATGAGTTGCAGTATCAAGACCAAGGTCAAGAAGAGCCAAACGCCAACCAAACTTATGAGAACGGTCAACAATGCTAAGAAAATCTTTAGTTGAACGCGCCAATCTATCAAGACGTGTGACATAAATTGCCTGAGCCTTTCCTGCGTCTAGGTCATCTAGCGCATTTCTTAGTACTGGTCGTCCTTGAATACTTTTACCTGAGCGACCTTCTTCTCTTAAAATTACTGGTTCATAGTCAGCAGCAAGTGCTGCATACTCCATTTGTTTGACCTGAGCATCAAGACTGATTCCATCATTGACCTGCATCTGTGTTGATACGCGAGCATAGAGGTAAGCAATTCCGTTAAACATTTAAGTTTGTGTATTTCTGAGCATACTTGTAAACAAGGCCAGCTATGAGTATGTCGTCTAGTTGGCCTAGGACTGGGATAAAGTCTGGGATTAAGTCAATGGGGGATAAGAGGTATATAACTAAAAAAACTACAGCAATCTTTACTTTAAGAGGGGCGTGACTAAAAGTCTCTCTATTAATCATTTCTTTGACTTTAAGCATTTACTACTCTTTTAATACCTGCGGAAGCAATTAGCTTTGTACATCCAGGGCAAGGTTGACCAGTTATGTAAAGAGTTGCCCCTAAAAGGTCGCTCCAGGAAGCCCGTAGAAGCGCGTTTGACTCTGCGTGGGTACTCCAACATAGGTCATATTGACCCTTTGCGTGTTCTGAAGTGGAGTCAAGTGCTCGTGGGCATTGACCTGTCGTACCACAAGAACGCTCATCTCCTGCTGGAGTTCCATTGTATCCTGTTGAAACAATCTTATGGTCTTTAACGACTACTGCTCCGTGCTGAGCACGAACGCAATCTCCTCGTAAAGAAACTGCTTTGGCAATTCCTAAGTAGTAGTCATCCCAACTTGGACGATTCACTTTGATTCAGCAGTAGGTACTGACTTGAGTCCACTTGACTCAACTTCTTTGACTTCAGTTAACTCATCTTCACTAATAAAAAGATTAACTAAACCTTTGAAGCATCCAATTACTGCAGCAATGCAGAACATAAATACAATAAAAAGTAGGCTGTAGGCAAACATAGTCCAGATAGCATCTACAACAACAGATAAACTCATTGATTCCGCCCTTTCTAAGGCAATATAACATATAGACTTAAACTTAAGTGTATACGATAATTATGCCATAAAGCAAGCAAAACGCCCAATTAGAGCCTGTGGATAACTTTTGACATTTTCCGGGCCTTAAAGCATTGCATCACAATGCAACAAAAGGGGGTAAAAAGTTGCATTGTGGTGCAACGCTACCAATTTCACAGGTTCTACGCTACCAATAGCACAAAAAGAACCGCCCCTCTACCGTAAGGATGAAGAGGGACGGTCTCTTATGTCGGAACTACTTGACGAGTGCTGCCCACGATTTAGGGCCAATGATGCCATCAGCGTTGCCGAACTTTGGATTTGCCTTTTGCCAAGCAACAACAGCCTTCTTGGTCACAGGACCATAAACGCCATCTGCCTTAAGCCCAAGAGCAGTTTGAATCAACTTAATATGTGCGCCCGACTCACCTGGGTCAATCGTCTCGCCGGGATAGTCTTTAGGACCTGGAGCCTTTTCAACCTTAGTAGCGATAGCAACGCCAAACTTAGGGCGACCAAAACCAACAATGCTGATATCAACGCCTTTCTTATTAGCCTTGAATCCCCGAACCTTTTTCTGAACCATTCCACCATTACGCTGGTCACCAACGCGACCGGCAGTGTTGCCTTCAATGGTAGTTACAGTTCCGTCATTGTTATCCTTCACAACAATGCCAACATGCGAGATTCCAGTGAAACCATCTTCAGGGAAATCAAAATATACAATGTCACCCGGCTGGGGCTTAGCAACATCTGCATCTTCCCAAGACTTTGCTTTCTTAAAAGCGTCAGCACCTGCTGGAGTGTAAACAGTATTAGGAACTTTTACACCTGCCTGATTAGCGCACCACATAACAAAACTTCCACACCAAGGCTGGTAGTTAGCCTTTGTGAAAGCACCGTAGCGTGTTTGGTTTTCCTTTGGACCTTCAACGGTTCCAATTTCTTTTGTAGCAACTTCAATAAGTCGAGTTGCTGTACCTTGCTCTGCCATAAGACCTCTTCTTTGACTTCTTTGATTGATAAAACAATTTTATCTAATAATGAAAAAGGCTATTTTGAACATAGAAAAACCCCCCTAGAAAACTAGAGGGGCTTTATTATAAATCTAAAACCTAATTTTCCGGGCCTTCTAGGTCTATAAACGGAACCCCTTTAGGTTCCCGAAGATTAGCCAGAATGTTTTTGAGGGGAAGGGATGCGATGTGGGAGGAGGAGTCAAGTGCCCCGAAGGAAACAAGAACCTTTCCATCTTTGATTGCTAGGCCGGCCGCAAACTCAATGGATTTATTAAGGAAGTTAAACATCTCGGAGACTTTAATAACTTGACCTTTTTCATTGAACTGAATAAATCGGTGAACATATCTGCGACGGATTAGAGTCTCTTTTGTTAAAGATGCAAAACGAATTGTTTCAGTAGTTACAGTCTGATGAATGATTGCAAGCATTGTCCCATTATCAAGACCAATAACCTGTGAGCCACCTCTAATGGGTAAGTCATAGCCACCAATGGTTTTAAGTTCTTGGCCTTCAAGGTTGAAAGTCTTAGAGCAACTATAAATATAATCAAATGACACATCATCTGAATTAGTCAGACTTGGACGGTTAACTGGCATCCAGTTCTTTTCAACAGTTCCGTGATGGATTGGTGACTCAATTACAGTCATAGTTCCACCAACAGGTTTACCACTAGATATATCAAGAGTTAAGTTACACATCTTAGCTACTGGAATTTTGTCAAACTCAAAAATGTTTGCGCTAATACGCAAAGTCTTCCCATCGTGGTAAAGGCGACCATCTTCAATTCCACGGAAAAGTTTAATACCAGTCTCTTCCTCAAACTTAGCGTAAGTACCTGACAAATCTACTTCTTGCATATTGCTAATAGTTAAAGTTGTTGGATTTAACTTTGCAATAAACATCTTATTTTGGAATAGCTTTTCGCTACCTAATTGAGCATTGATATAAGCATTGACATACCACTCAGATGGTTCATCATAAGAATCAGCAGTAGTGAGTTCTTCTCCAAGAGGTGTTTGCCACTCTGGTCTATGGTCTTTTAGAACAGCATTTGCAGAGCGAAACAATACAAGATAACCGTGCTCTTCTGTATAACATACAGAAGGGTTAAAAGCAGACCATACTGGTTCATCGCAGAAGCGAGCAATCTGCTTTATTTTTGCTCCCAGCAAATCTACAATCGTAGGAATGTTTTTTGGGTAATCTACTGTCATAAAAGAACAGTAACATAACTAAGTTGTATTCTTATAAACAAACACGATTTTGATTTTGTCACCCTCTATGATAGGATTGATTTATGGGACGTAAAAAGAAAGAACTTAATAATGTTCAATCAGCGCATCCGACATGGGTAGTATCTGATAAAATTCAAATCAACGGAAGAACCGTTACAGTAGGGACAGAACTATCTATCCGTGGAGAATCTGGAAGATTCCGATTCATTAAACACGTCAGGACTCCAGACAGCGAATGGGTAGATGTTATTGGTGGAAAGAAAAACTACGAAATGTGGCGGTCTTTTGCTATGGAAAACATAAAAACAGTTCACCGACTGAATCGGACTAAACAGAATTCTGAGAGTTAAGATGACACCTCAAGAGACTTTACTAGCCACCGCTAGAGAAGAAATTGGCTATACCTCTGGAGACAATAGCGATAACAAGTATGGTAAATGGTATGGGTTAAATAATCAGCCCTACTCAGCAATGTTTGTGTCTTGGTGCTTTGCCAAGTATGGGTTGAGTTCTGCAGTAAACGCCACAACTGAAAAAGGATTCTCTTCACCCAAGAGTGGCTATGAGTGGTTTAAGAATAATAATAGATTAGTAGAAAAGGCTCAGCCAGGAGATTTAGTATTCCTTGCCTTTAACTCATTACACCCAAACCATATTGGAATTGTAGAGAAAGTTCTTTATACCAAGTTTATGGGGTTCAAAGTTCCTTGCGCTATCAAAACAATTGAAGCAAATGTTTGTAAGCCGCTGGGTAGAGCTGAAGGTGTCTTCACTCGTGTACGTCATTTAGGTGAAGATACACACATCATTGGAATTGCTCGACCGGAGTGGGAACCTAAGCCCCTATCGGAGAACTAGTCTTCTAGTAAAGTCTCGTATATGTCCTTGCACTCTGGACAAGTCTGATAGTTTTCTGGATTGCGAGATGGAACCCAAATCTTTCCACAAAGAGCCATAATAGGAGTTCCGTTGATTAGTGCTTCAGTAATCTCATCTTTAGGAGCGTAGTGAGCAAACATATCGTGGTCACCATTATCGGTGTTGATATGAGTTTCTGTATCTAATTGGATACCTGAACCAAGTAAGGGTTTCAAAAGTTATGTCCTAACACTATTGGAATATGTTGATAAGAAAATCTCTTACACATATCTTCATAAATAATACCATCTGCTTCTTCTTTAGTAGAATACCAGAATCCAACTTCTTTCCAGATATCTTTATGAGCCACTAGTTGCATTGCATCAATGCCCCCACCTGCAGCAGTACCTCCACGGATTGGAGGGTTACCTGTCCAAGGACTATCCATAGCGTAAATTGGTTGACTGAGAGGCCATATCTTCCAATGATAAATTTGAAAGATTATTATATTCTTTTCAAACTCATCTATGGCATCACTAATTATTTGAAAAGCTTCAGGTAAAAATTCGTTATCTATATTGTGTTGAATATAGTAGTCACCAAGATTATTTTCATATGCATAACGCATAGCGTAATCAGAAGATGTATGTCCCCAAACTCCGTGATGCTCTGGAGTATTTATAATATAAGGTTCTATACCTAGTTCTTTGAAGTCAATGCCTTCTTCTTCATAAGTCTTTTCTTTTGGACCGTCATGGCAGATAACAACATTAAAATCTTTGAAAGTTTGATTACCTAAAGAAGCAAGACCTCTACGGATACTTGTAGAAGTTATCTCATTTGAATTATGTTCTCTAGGGACATGATATTCATAGTCTTTAGAAATCACACAAAAGCGAGTCACTAGACTCCAAACTCTTTTCTTCGTTCATTAGCGTAGAACCCACCAGCACGGAAAGTAACTGGAGTAGATTCAAAAACGCGCTTAAGTTCCGCGTCACACTCTGGGCACTTAAAAACCTGCTGGTCTTCGTGAATTGAACGAACCTCTATATAGGTATGTCCGTTCTCACAGATGAATTCATAACTAGGCATCAAGATTCTCCTCTGCTTTTGCTTTCTCAATCTCTTCGTCAATATCGCCATAATCAACAAAGCAGTTACATCCACCAATATCAAACTCGTCAACAGTCGCTGGATTCTCTTGATTACGAATACGAAGTTCCTCAAGAGATAAATTCTTTTTAACACCCTTGACTTGTTCTTTTAATATAGTCACATCTTTACCCAAGAACTCTTGAATCTCTTTTTCTTTTGCTTCCCATACTGCGTAACGCTCTGGCATAATCTGCAAAAGTTGTTTGAACTGACCTTGACCTGCACGCACGCAACCACCACCGCAATTGTTGTGTGAAAACCCTAAGTCATACAAGCGAGGAGTTTCAATACCTTCACTTTGGGCCCACTCAATTAATTGCTTCTTGTCAAGAAAAGGAGCATCAGTCAACGGTGCTTTTGCTGTGTAAGGAAGATAGTTATTGACAATAGCCGGTAGACGGTGAGTCTCTGACCAGTCAATACCTACATAAACAATAGTTTCCTCTGGTGGACAATTCTCCACAAGCCATTTACGCGCTGGCTTCTGCTTCAACTCGTGAGAGCACGAAGCTAAACGAGAGTTCCCAAGGAAACGCTTATCCTTGAAAACTTGCCAGATGTCACGACCATCACGGAGTATTACAAGAGTTCCGCCAACATTCTTGGCAGCATCTTCAATGAAACGATAAGTATCCTCATCTTCGCCAACATGAGGGTCGTCAGTAAAACCCTTGACATCGCTAAATAGTAGATACAAATCTTTAGTCCCATACTGCTCAGCAACTCGCTTGGCACAAGCCCAAGAGCCAATACCACCGCTAAACATAACGACGTGTTTCATTGTTTGTCCTTTATTTGTCTTTTGTATTCTCAGTGATTAGTTTAATCTCACAAGCGTCAGTTGTGCAATACGCCTCACCAATAGCATCGGCTGCCATACCTGCATAAACACCTGAGAAATCAATTGGGAACAACTTAAGTTCGCCCTCTTCACGGTACTCATCTTCGGTAATCTGCGTGTAAGGCATCTGAGGATAAGTGAAGTTGCCAGACGGTAGAAATGAGACCGTCTTCAACTGACCGTCATACATATGAAGAACAGTACCAACGTGCTCTGCTTCAGTCTCTGGGTCAAATGAGATTGTCACGGATACAGAGTTGTCTGACCAATAACGCTGTGCAGTCGCTGCAAGTGACATCTTCTCAAAGATTGTTACATCGCGTTCTGCACGCTCTGCATCAGACTTGATTGGGAAGAATACTACTGAGGTAGTATCTGGAGATTCACTGGCTGGTTCAACTCGGTAGTTCGCCATTTTGAAAAGTGGGAGCATAGGGTCAGAATTTGCAAAGCGTATTGCTCGGTTGAAGAACTTTCCACCTGGTGTCCAATGAACGCCGGGCGATTCACCAGCAAGGATTGATACTGTTCCTGAAGGCTTAACGGTTGTTGTCTTGATTGATTCACGAATACCTAACCACTCTGAGTAAGTACTGTCGTATGACTGAACTGTATTGTATCCGGCATCCATCCACTCACGAAGAATTGGAAGACCATTAATGTCAGCAAAATTTGCTACGCCAGACATAGAAGTTCCGATGCGACGGTTGCGTTGCATAATTGCGTTTGTTTGTTCCCAGTGGGTTGGAAGAAGAGTTACAGTCTTAGCGTAGAGATAAGCAAACTTTAGAGTGCGCTTGTAGTCTTCAACACTCTCGTGACGATTGAGATAAGTCTCAACCAGTGTGCACATTTCGTAAGACTCTAGTGACTGCTCAGCACAAGGGTTGTATCCCATAATGCGATGGTCTTTGTTATTCTCTGGGTCAGCAAGACGACCATACTTCTTAGAGATATCCATCCAGATAACGCCCGGCTCACCGTTGCGAGCAATACCATCAACAATGTTTGACAAGTCCTTGCCAACTTCAACAGCAACAGAATTGTTTGACATCCAACCCCAGCCCGGAGCCTCTGCATCATATGAGTTGCGCTCAGGGAATACTTCAGCGTTCTTCAGGTTAAGGAAGTCTGGGTCATCAATAGAACCAATTAAGAGTTCTGCAGAGCGACGAACATTTCCAGATACGACACATACACCAATGAGATTACCAATATCAGCAATATCCCTTTTCGTAACAAGTTCACCAGCACGCCCCTTGAATAGTTTGCGAATGTAATTATGTAGACGCTCAAGTGGAGCGTGACCTGCAGCCGTTCCACCAAAGGTAGCAATAGGTTCACCCTCTGGACGAATCGCTGAGTAATCAAATTCGTAAGTTGATTGCTCTGACTTTAGGTAAGAGTTAATAAGTGCAACGGTTGATTCAACCCAACCCTCACGAGTATCTGGGATAGCAAAAACTTCTACATCAGCCTTAGGTGCGTAGATAGTGAATTCCTTTTCAGCACCTTTATCATCAAAGCCCACACCAACACCAAGCATTGACGCTTCCATCAAGAAAGCAAATGGGGCCGCTGGATTGTTCTTGTTCATCTCAAGTGTAGAAACAAAAGCACAGTTCTGAAGAGCAGCTGAGTTCTTTTGAACATTGACAATAGGAGTTCCCATAACCCAGAGTCCACGACCGGGAGGAGTCCACTTCAGATTGAACAGACGGTCAAATGCTTCCTTAGCAGAAGCGGAAGCCTTAGCATCAGACCACGGAAGACGGTTTGTCTTGCAGTGCTCTTTCTGAAGTGAGTACATACCATTGATGACTCGCTCACAAACATCTACCCAAGTTTCTTTAGTTCCATCTTCCTTCTTGCGTGAGTAAGTACGCAGGAAAGTAATCTCACCTACAGAGTTTCCAGCAGCGTCACGATAACCAAACGGTGCTTTCTTATCCTTGTAGGAAGCAACAAATTCTTCGTTGAGACGGAAAGCAAACTGGACAGAAGTAGACATAAATTAATCCCTAAAAGTTGATTGGTATTTAGAACAGAACTCAAATACTAGCACTTCATACCTTAGGGGTATTTGATTGGAGTAGCAAGTACTACTTTACTTTTTATATTTTTGTCCATAAAACTAAGAACTAACAACATCAGTATTTGCTTAGGTACTTAAAACAAACTGTTCTAATTTATTAAGCATATTTTCTTTGTAGCAAATACTGTCTAACTTACTGAGAATCTCTAACACTTTTTCGCAAGTAAATACGTTCCTTATCTATGCGTTCAATCTCTGCAAGAATGACATCTTTATCTAAACCAGTGTCGCGAATAATCTCTTTCAAAAAACTATCTTGAAGACTGTGAACTATGCTCGCATAAAATCCAACAGACATATAGCTTTGCAAAGAAAGATAAGCGTGGACAATACCTAAAGAATATTCGTTAAGGATTTCACTAGACATAGATACTAAAAATCTCCTGGCTGAACTTGAAGACACTTCAAGCCAATCTCTCGCCACATATCTACAACTTGATTACGGTCATCAAAAACACAAAGCACATCATAAAGAGGTTCAATAAAGCGTTCATAAATCTCACGCTTAACAATTGAATCTTCACGAAAATCTTTAGAGCCTCGCATAAAAAGTTTTACATAAGGAGGACAGTGAAGACGAAGCCACTCGCTGGTGACATCTTGCGAATCATCATTGCGACCGGACACAATGAGAATCTTGTAGCCCTGAAGCCATAAACATTTAATAACTTCAATCACTGCTGTATCTGCTGCATCTGTATGAGCCTTCTCATACTCAAACCAGTCACGGTCTACGCGGTGAGCAACCGTGCCATCAATATCAACAATGATTGCTTTTTCTCTCTTCACGATTCCCACTCACATTTCTTACAGCCATCGCCATACGCTTTGTTATGTTCACAATACCAAAGTGGTTCATCGTCTAAAACTTCAGTGCTCATCTTTATTCTCCTGATGCGTAACTAAACCAAGCGTCAATAAACTCTTGGAAAGTTCTACCTTTAATATCTTGCGTAGGACCTGACTCAGTTAAAAGTTCGTAGTAGTAAACCTGCCTTGTGCTGGTGTCACCATAACCAAGAATAACCGTAAAGTCTTCCTTACAGCCTAAAGCTGCTAGTGCTTTCATCTGACCGGATAGACGATTAACTTTTGGAACATCTCCCTGACCATCCCAGTGCTTCATCTCCACAACAAGAAAATGACTCCTACGCTCAGCAAAGAAAGGAGTGAACCCATCCATATCTGACATAGTGCATTTGTTGCCCCAGTTCTCAGTGAAGCCCCACTCATCCCATAACCAGGTGTTACGAAGATGAGCGTTCATATCTCGCATATAGTGTGTATCGTCATTTGTCATTTGTTTTTATCTTTCTTCTCCACTGTCTAAATGATTTAATATAAACAATTGAATATGCAACTGCCATAAAAATAAAACCATACTGCTTGGTCACTATTGAATAGACAATCCAGATGCACTCATTTACTAAGAGGACAAGCCAACCCCAAACGGTCTGTCTACCGACAAAAAAGATTCCAGTTACACCAATGATGCCTAGTACATAAGACCAATATGTCATTGCTTTTTCTTTTTATTATTTAAGTAGTTAACTAGATTCACAATAGAATTCAATGCAACAAAAAATAAAATAAGTACCTCTGTGACGGTTGATGCTAGTTTCATTTTTTATCCTTCTTATTTTTGTGTTCTCTATAGTCTTCCCAAACCATAATAGTCATAGAGATAAACAAGCAAGCATAAGCAATCGCTAAACCTGCACAGATAATCCCGCCAAGAATATTGTCCCAAGTCATCTTGGAAAATTCTTTAACGCGTTTTCGTTGACTTCTGCCCACCACTTTTTAATAGCTTTTCTTGTTCTCCAGTTAGAGATAAAAGATTTCATCCAGTTAGATTCCCATCTGTCATACTGCTCTTGATTCATTGAGTCTGCTTGCTTCTGTCCAAGAGGACAACTTCTACACCGAATTGCGTAAGCCTTACCGTGAATACAAAACCAAAGTTCTGGGTCTTTAATCATCAGTCACCAAAATCAAACTGTAAAGTTTCAGGAATATCTAAAGTTTCCTCTATATAGATACCATCTACAATCTTTCGGGTATCACAAGGAAACTGAGCATTGTGTTCAGGATTCTTGGGGTCACGACAAATAATGCACCAATCATAAAACTGCTGATGCATCTCTCGGATTTTTTGAATAATCTCTTCATTCTTTTGAGCTTTGTAAATATCAAGCCACTTCTTTGTATAGTCTGGAGGCAGAGTCATTTTTTATCCTTACCCCTACTTTTTTGTTTATCTTCAACAAATCTAGTACAACTACAATCAAAACAGTTTGCCATCATTAAAAGATGTTGAGATTCCGGATGGCCGCAGTCGCAGGGTAGGTCTGGAAGTTTTGAGTTAGAAGTTTTACGCTTCACTAGATTCCTCTTCTAGTAAAAAGTCAGTCCACTCTGGGATATAACTTTCAATCAATATTCCTAGTTCATTACAATTGTCGTGCTTGGTGCAAGAGTTTAAGTCAATAACTTTATCTAGTATGTTTCCAACAATTCGTTCTCTAATCTCATTGTTGGTCATTGCTCATCGTCTAACGCTTCAATAGTTGGGCACGGATAAATGTGGTCACATCCTACACAGTCACCTGTGTCTGGGTATTCGTAATGCAACTCACGCACTCGCTCAATGGCTTCAGTCTTTTGCTTGTTTAGTTCTATATAGTGAACAGCAGTTGCGTTCCAGTCAACTTCACCAACATCAATAGTTTCAATTTTTTTCGGTGTCGTCATTTAGAATCCTAGAAACTTCCTCTGCCGAAATAAGGTGCTGGTTAACTACAGGGTCACGCTCAATAGAACGCTTAACTAAATCCTTGAGACGCGCAATGGTCTTTTCAAACTTATCAATCTGCTTGAGATAGTAAGTTTCGGTAGCGTACTTCTTTCTCTCAGTCATACTTGAACAGACCCTTCCTTCTCTATGAGTTCGCTTAGTTCTAATTCTAAGGACTTGTCCATACTAAAGGCTGTAGCAACAAGCAACTCTGAGACAGAGATGTTAAGAGCTCGACAAATGTTCTCCAGCAACTCTGAAGAAACTTCTTTAAGCCCTCGCTCAACTTCGCTGAGATAACCAAGAGACATAAAGGAATTCTTTGCAATCACGCGCATAGTGCGATTATTCTTATCTCGCTCTGCACGGATTGCCTGACCTAAAGCTTCTCTAAGTAATGTCATTGTGTAGGTGGTTCCTGTCTAGTTCGGTAAATATCTGTTAGAGAATCAACAACTGCGTAAGTTGCTTCAAAAAAATCTGCTGTTGTGACTGCCAAATCAGATGGGTGATGCTTCTGAGATTTATCATTCTTGTATCGCTGTCTAAAGAAAGCCTCGTGTGCTTTGTTCACAAAAGAAATGTACTCATCAATTGTCATATAAACATCTGGTTTTCTCATATCTGTATGTTAGATGATTGTGTCGTTGCTTGCAAGTATCGGGGTGGGGTATTGTTTGAATATGAATGAAATTAATAAAAATGAAACAGTTTGTGTGTCTTGGTGTCACCACGGTCAAGTGGATGCCTTCTTTGCTCACTCTATGATAGACCTTATCCGGACAAGAAGTGAGAAGATTAAAAACTTCCACGATATTCTAGGAACTGGTCTTCTAGCCAAAAGTCGTAATATCTTGGTTAACTCTTTTTTGGAGAATACGGAAGATGACTGGCTGCTTCTTGTGGACTCTGATGAATATATAACGGTAGATGCTTTTGACAAGCTTATGTCAGTGGCAGATAAAGATAAGTATCGTATTATATCAGGTTTGTGTTTTTCTGCAAGTCCTGCTACGGATGGGGCTTTGATGCCAACTCCTACGCCAACAATTTATATTATAGATGAAGAGCAGGGATTCCTGGTTCCATATCTGGACTACCCTAAAAATAGCCTTGTGGAGATTGATTCAGCAGGAACAGGCTGTTTGCTTATACATCGCAGTGTTTTAGAGGAAATGCGGAAAGAATATAGCGGTGCAACTGGTGATAAGTGGTGCTGGTTCCAAGACGGTCCAGTTGAGGATAATGGTGTCGTGGAGTGGATATCTGAAGACCTTATGTTCTGCCGCAGGGTAAAAGGTATTGGAGTGAAGATTTTTGCCCATACAGGTGCACTTTTCCCACATCACAAGGACTTTTGGCTACTTGAGTCGCATTATGACAGTTGGTATGCAGATACTAAGGCTACCCTGCTTAATCGTAGAGAACGCAGAAAAAAGTCTAAATCTTGAGTTTAACTAGTTAGTTATACTAGGGAAAAGATAATAATTCCCTGAAGACTGGCCGGCTGGAAACAGCTGGCTTTTCTTTTGCCTGTGGATAACTTTTTGGGGTTGGAGGATTTTGGGGGGTTATAGGGGGTAGATTGGGGGGTTGGAAATCAGTTTTCTGGGGTCAGAGGAGGGGGTGCTAGACGTGGTAGAAGAGGGGGTAAATTGAAAGATACTATCGGGAAAAATGTAGTTGCGATGAAAAAAATTGGATAGTAAGACTATAAAAACTATATATGCATATTGCATATACTACTTTATTTCTACTACGCGCGTACGCGCACGCGTATGGGGTACTGAAAAAGTTAGTTGGATATGCAATATGCATATATAGTTTATAGTTTGCTAAGGTATATAGTTTGTGCTAGGATGTTGGCTGTGGATAACTTTAAGAAGAAAAGGTTGGAAGTATGAGTGCGATGAAGCGTGAGCTTGAAGACAGGGCTGAACAATTACTTGGATATTTATTTCCGAAAGAGGAACGAGACAAGTGGACCTTGGAAGAACAGATGACTTGGGCTGGGTACGCACGAAGTGCAGCAGGAGAAATTATTGAAGCAGAAATTAAATCAGACAGAAAAAAGAAAGGACTCTAAATTGAATTTGGGATTGGAGTTGGTGCTATTGCTTGGAATCTTTTTAGCAGGTTTTGCTGGAAGTTTGCTCGCGATACTTGGATACACGAGTTACCAGAAAAGAAAGCAACTGAAAGTTGCAATGAATCTCTATAAAGAACTTAGAGAAAAGATAGATACCGAAATTAGTTTTGCTGAATTAGCAGAGCAACTACGAAAGGAAGGTTTTGGAAATGACTGAAACTAATAACGCATCGCGTGATGCTTTAGCAGCACTTGGACTAACCGTTGAGGAAGTTCAAGAAGTTGATGGGACACTACGACAGCAAAAGTTTGGGACAGATAGACGAGTTTGTTTATGTGGACACGGAGCACCGAAGCATACGGAAGTTGCTGGGCGTTCAATGTGTAAACCATCACGATACGCCTGTCCTTGCAAGAACCTACGACCGGTACTAGAAGCCGAAGATGTAAGACCGTTTCTGTGCCGGACAGTCGGTGGTGGAGCGATGCACGCTTTGGTTCGTGGAATCAGTTCGCTCGCAGTTCGTGGAAAAAGTTCGCATTGGATTATTGAGTTGAAGTGCGATAGATGTCAGGGAACAGACGAAGTTGTCGTACCAGTTCCTGTAACCGAACACGGTAAAGCAACTACCTACGCAACTGGGTTTGATGCTCTGTTATGTCAGACTTGCCGAGAGGAAGTCTAACAATGAGATGCATCATTTGTGATGCTATTGTCTACGATGAGTTTATGTTGATAGATGGAATGGATGACAAGCCAATCTGTCTCAACTGTGATGATGAAGAAACAATCTCACTTTGGAAGGAGGAAAGAAACTAATGTGGGAGTTTTTAGTTGGGCTGTCTATGGGAACAATTTTTGGATTTCTTATCTACGCTTTAGTCAACTCTGATGAGTTAGATAAACTAGACCGTCCGTCCGACACGCGCAAAAAGTAATTTCTGGAAACAGTTTTTCAGCAAGTTTCTCTATAATAGTTTTGTTTTTTAAGAATCCTTTTCCTGCACGAAAAAAGAGATTTTTGTTTATGAAAGGCCGAAAAGGTACGCCTGTCTCTCCACGCGCCGTTTTTTCGTCCAAACTTTTTGGTAATATCCTTTGGTATATCGGAACTTCAGGTTCTGACTTGACAAAGGATAAAAAATATGTATGATACAAAATTCCTGACGGCCGTCGCTGAACGAGCTATCAAGACATTTGCACAGACTCTCTTAGCAACCATCGGAGCTGATTCTGCTGGCGTGCTAGATGCAACAACCGTAGATGCAGCCAAAGTTGCTGCAGGTGCGACCCTTCTCTCAATCTTGACCAGTTTCGCTTCTAGCGCAACCGGTCGCTCAGGTCCATCACTTGCCAGCGAAACAACCGACCCGGATGTGGAATTTATTCTTCCAACTCCTGTAACGGCATCAACGGCCTCTAAGACCACAACCAATGCGGCCAGCACAAAGGCAACCGTAAAGGTTACTCCTGCTAAGAATCCAACGGCCAAGAAGAAGCCAGCGGCTAAGAAAACTGAGCAATAGCAAGGAAAAAAATTCCAACGGGGTCGGATAGTTGAATCTTCAGCTATCCGGCCTGGTTCTAGATAATATAACTTCCCATCTCCCTCCTGGCGGCTAGCTAGAAAACAACGGCCAGCTCTTACAGTGAGTGGGAAAAAAATTCCGAGAGGGGTAACGGCCAGTGTCAGAGCTTGAAAATTTTTTTCCTCCTGAGAAGCCAGCAGAAGACCCAACCGACGGCGAGCCTCGTGTAGATGCTCCTTATGACCGGCGGCCTGACTTATCGGAACTTGGTATCATAGAACACGAACGGGGCGTGTGCGAAGACACATTTGACAACCGGGCCACATTGCGGCGTGCCAAATTGAACTGGGACCCAGTGTATGACCAGTCCGGAGGGGCAACGGGTCTTATTGCGGCGAGGTCCCAAGAGTCATCCGTTGAGCGACGGTTGCTCAGTTTAGCTGAAAAGAAGCCGCTGCTAACGGACCCAAAAAATAATAACTCAGATTTCCTAACCGGTCTTGACCTTCTGGTTGATGACGCGGCGTGCAAGATTGTCCCACCGTGGGTGTTGGGCTCAACTCGTGCTTGGCAGCTGGAACAAAATAACGGTGGTCCGGCCAGCCCTAACCGCCAACCTGCTGGCCTGCCTCATCGGTGCCGCATTATGAAATCAGACGGCCTGCGTTGCCAGTTGTGGTCATCGGGTCGCATCAAGGATGACGGCCTGTGTCGTGTGCATTTGAAGACGGTTCGTAAACCGGGTGAGGATGTTGAACGGGCAAGACGCAAACTCATCCAAGCTGCACCGTACGCTGTAGATGTTCTTGAAGAATTAATGGAAACGGCTGAGTCTGAACCGGTGCGTCTGAAGGCGAGCACCGAGATTCTTGACCGTGCCGGCGTGCGTGCTGGTATGGATTTGAGCGTGGACATTGAAGTTAACGATGCACGGCCTCCGCATGTAATTGTGGCGGAACGGTTGCAACGGCTTGCTGCTGGAGCTGCAAACATTGCCGCTCAGTTGGAAGCAACAAATAATATTATAGATGCCGAAGTTGTTGAGAGCAGCGGCGAGCCAGTACAGGAAAAAAATTCTGAGGAACCAACGGATGCTCAGTCGGATGAGAGCGGCGAGCGATGACAACGGAAAATATAATAGCAGCGGCGAGCAAGCTAGCCGATGAGCTAACTGGTGACATTGAACTCGCGAAGAACCGGGAAGACCACATCCGAGTAACGGCGAGGGCTAACGCAGCTAGGGAACTGGTTAATCTTTTAACGGCCAGCGGCGTGCAGGCCTGACCCCCCAGAAATTTTTTTCCTAACGGCCAGCTCCTGCAGCTCCGGAGAAAAACCTGCAGCAAGAAAAAATAATAACGGCGTGCACTGAAGGCTTGACAAACGAAGCCAACCGTGCTAACGTATGTAACGAGTGCTGGTGGGGAAGCTGGTACTCAACCGATGAACCTCAGGGTTTCGCTTAACGGCGAGAGGCCTGGGGTTTTTCGTTTTTAACTGGGACTGGGGAGGTAGCTCGCCTGGCGGATGTACAAATTATAATTTCCGCTTTCCCAGGCACTGGAAACTTGAACAGCTTTTGAACAGCTTTTGATTTGAAACGGTTGAAACGGTTGTCTACCGGGGAAGATGACCAAGTTATTATCTTTTCCCGAAAAACCCCTTAGGGACATAAAACTCAGATTTGCAAAATCTTTTTCAAACTTTTTTCAAAAACTTTCAAAAAATGTCAGACCCCTGTGTAACAATGTATTTATGACACATTCACAGAACGACCCAGACACAACCGCAAACTATCTAGGCTTGATGCTGATGATGGGATTCCCAGCAACTTCGCTGCAGAAGTTCGGGAATGAAATTGAGATTCCAGATGGTGCTATTGAAGACCGGCTTCTGGAAATTGCAAAGCTTCGGAACAACCTTCCAGAAGTTGTTGACCCTGATACCGGACTCAATGCTGAAGTCATTGATTTGTTCACAAAGCGTCCGATTTGACACGAGGCCTGAAAGGGCGTAAACTCCATCATAGATTCATTACGAAGGGAGAATCACATGCGTAATTGCGACATTTGCAAAGACCGCGAATCAAAGTACGATGCTCGTACGATTTGGGGTCCTTGGGCTTATGTGTGCGAGAACTGCTTCAAGCAGTACACACATAACAAAGTTGAACTCGGTTTTGCTACCAAGTTGACAGCGGCGTAAGACCCGTGTATAACTGAATAACAACATTCTATCCCTAGATTATTTTGGACATTTAGGGCTAGATAACCGCACAGGCCTGAGGGTTTTGCCTTACTCCTCCCTCAGACTTTTGGGAGTGCGTTGTCCCGGCACTCGCGAACACGGGACACTTAAGTTTCCTAACTCAAAAGGTTAGGATTTCGCAAGCATCAAAGGAACGGTTCTGGAGATGCGAGGCTTGGTGGGTTGCTCCGCCACCTGCGAACACGGAGCATTTCAAACTACAGAAGGAAAAAAACTACAGTGACAAAACAACTGACCGGCATGCCGTGGCTTCGCCAGCGCATGACCACACTGAAATACACATCACTAGAGCAAGTAGCTGTTGACATGGGAATCAACCGTGGCAACCTGTACCGGTACTTCGCGTTAGAGACGCGGCCAAGTATCGCGATGCTTCCGGTGATGACAGAAGTTCTCGGCGTGAAGACGGACGAGATGCTACGCGTACTGGAAGTCAAGTAATGGAATACCTAATCGGTTCTATTATTTTGATAGTCGGCCTGATTGGATACTCCATCTGGTGGGACTTGTACAAATCACGGCGTGTACTTATCCCAATCATCTTCAATCAGAAGAAGTATGAACGGATACAGAACGGCCTGGATAAGCACATTGAAGCGATGTGGGAACTAGCTGGAGGAAAAAAATAGTGACGGACATCTTTCAGAGATTTGTCGCAGACATCTCTAACGAATACGGTTACTTCTGCGAAGAAGAAGGTAACACGGTGTCAATCTACAAATCGGCTCAATCCGTTGAAACCGGTGCTCAGAAGATTGGCAATTACAAAGACACAAAGACATCAACCAAGTGGGCTAAAGCAGCTATCTCATTGATTGCAGAGATTGCAGCAGCCTAGCAAGAAAAAATAAATCCCCCTTCAAGCTGGTGCAAAGATGCCAGCAAGGGGGATTTTCTTTTTGCTAGGTCCGGGAAAAAAATTTTTGATACCTCGTGCGGCCGGCCAACTCAGCTGCCCCCGGACCAGAAAAGATAATTTCGGTTCTCGTCATCTCCGGCGATTGACGACACGCTACGATTTGACAAAAAAGAAATAATAGACATAGAATCAGTTTTGTAAGTCCAACACCTACACAAGGGAGATACCAGTGAACTGGAATCAGTTTCTAAATGCAGTACGCGAGAGTTACAACTTCTGGGAAGATGAAGAAACTCTCACCAAGTTACAAGATGCTTTCTACAACACAGAGAAAGATGTTGAGAACGAAGGCAACGAAGAACTTGACCAAGATGGTTGGTGGGAGATTGCAATCATCAACATCGAGCAACTCGGATTTGAGGTGAAGTAGAGATGCCAAACTGGGTCTACAACTCGTTACTCATAGAAGGTGACGAAGACACGATTGACAAACTTCGTGCGACTCTCAAACAGCCTCACGACTTAGTAGATGGTGGTACTCCATACAAAGTGGACCAACCAATCTCATTTCATAACATCGTGCCGCTACCTTCAGAAGAACTAACCACGATTGACCAGCACACAGCGTGGGGAACAAAATGGGACGCTTGTTATCCAGAAGAAAGTGATGCTGATGATGTCACACAACTCGTCTACACTTTCCAGACTGCGTGGTCTGTTCCTACTCCGGTGATGTACGCACTCGCAACTCAATGGCCGACTCTGGACATCTTTCTTGACTTTGAAGAAGAGACAGGTTGGTTCGGAGAACTTCAATTCAAAGGTGGAGTTATGGTCAAGGAAAGCTTCATCGAACCTGTCTGCCATCAAGACTATGTTGATGGTGACAGAGTGTGTCAATGCGAGAATGACGAAGCACGATACGAAGACTGTCCAAACTACGAAGACCCTGAAGACTAAGGACGACACGCGGTTTTCTAGATGGATTTGACATTGGAATAATAAGTCGCTAATGTCTGTTATGTAAGACAAAATAACTGAATAAAGATTCTCTAGCAGATACGATTTGAAAATGTCATAGAGTGATGCTAGAGTGTGAATACTTCATTAGAAGGTCTACTGAAGTAAGACACCTACAAAGGGGTGATGCGGTGTGAGTACCGCAACTGTAAGCAAGACCAAGACCACGACAGCAGTCGTCTTGGAGTCCAATACCATTGCACTTGATGGTACGAATCTCGCTGAGCTTATCGCTACGCTCAACGACACCAAAGATGCACTCAAGGTGCTAGAAGCACAAGAGAAGGCAACTCGCTCTGCAATTCTAGATTTGATGCAGGGTGCTGAAGAAGCCACCATTGGTGGAGTCGTTCAGGTCAAGGCAGTAGAGCAGACTCGCTCTGGCATTGACAGCAAGATGCTCAAGGAAGTTTTCCCTGAAGCAGCCTCTGCTTGTGCGACCAGCACGACCTACACGACTCTGCGAGTCAAGTAAGTTCTCGTCAAGTCGGGGGGTGCGACACACCATCTCACTCCCCGATTTGACACCATTCTAGAAGTAATGTACCTTTAGAGATGTAAGACAGTAAGACACCAAAACGACACCTACACAAGGGAGAAATAAAGTGAGCACAGCATCACTCGTAGCACCGGCTACAAAAGAAGTTCAGGGTTGCGCGTTCTACGCGGAATTCACGAACGCTGCTGGTGACATCTATCAGATGTTCATCACGCCAGATGGTATCAACGAAGAGGGAGACTTCGTAGTCTCTCATGTATTCAAGCGTCGCTTGACTGCCGAAGCTCAGAAGAAGCAGTGGAGAACTACGGTTCTTTCAGCGATGCTGGTGGACGAAAATGGAATGAGCACAGAAGAACATCGCTTGACTCGTCTCAACAACATCAAAGACACATTGAATCGTCTCAACTTGCGTTTCACGCTCGTGGGTGAACCATTCTTTGTTGAAGTATCAAAAACAGACTTGAGTGAAATCGCTCAAGGTAAGACACCAATCAAAGTAATCTATCGAATTGGACAGACTCGCAAAGGCTTAGGCTTTGACGAGATGTTCGCAGAAGCCAAGTAAGGGAGAAAATCATAATGGCTACTATCAAAGACACATACGCAATCATAGGCACGACTTTCGCATCTCGTCTTGACGAGTTTATGGCTCAATCAACTGTCGTTGATGCTGCACTTCGCATCAACTCAATGGTGACTCCACAGGGTCGCTACACGAAGCGAGCACCACGCACCACGAAGCCAAAGAGCACGACACCAGCAGTTGATGTTGATGTAGTTTCTGCGACTTCTGTAATCGCAAGTGAAGATAACATCTTTACTCGTCCTAATGGCTCTGCCTATCACGCACGCAAGTGGGGTGAACATCAAGATGTCGCAACTCTTCGCAAAGCTCGTGAAGCAACTGCGATGGTGATGTCAGGTGTTGTAGGTTCGCCTATGTTCGCACTTCTCTATGGTGCGCCGGGAACTGGCAAGACTGCTCTCGTTGAGGGTGCGTTTGGTGAAGTCAATCTTGTAATGGGAACTGGCGACACAGAAGTCTCTGACTTCATTGGTGGTTATGTTCAGACTCCATCAGGTGGCTTTGAGTGGATTGATGGTCCACTACTAAAGGCCGCAGAAAATGGTGAAGTTATCTTCATTGACGAGATTGGTCTCATTGACCCAAAGGTCTTGTCTGTTGTTTATGGAGCGATGGACGGTCGCAAGGAAATCGTAGTAACTGCGAATCCGGAGCGCGGAGCAGTCGCTATCAAAGAAGGTTTCTATGTTGTAGCAGCGACTAACCCTAACGCTCCCGGCGTTCGACTTTCGGAAGCATTACTATCTCGCTTTACTATTCAAGCAGAGATGGCAACTGACTGGTCACTTGCTCGCACTCTACATGTTCCAACTGCGATTGTGACTTGCGCTCAAAACTTGAGCAAGAAGCAAAGTTCAGGTGAAGTTAGTTGGTCTCCACAGATGCGTGAGTTGCTCGCGTTCCGCGACATCGCAGGTGTCTTTGGTAACACATTCGCTGTATCAAACCTACTCGCCTCTGCACCAGAGATGGACCGACCTGTTGTGTCTGATGTCCTGTCTCGCGTGTTCGGTAGCGAGTGCAAGCCAGCGAGAATCTAACTCCCTTTAGGTTCTCGCTAGGGTGGGGTTGAGTCGCACTTGGTGTCGCGACTCCCCCACCCACCACTCAACTTGACACCATCATAGAACTACTGTAACTTTGGTCTTAGACACACAGACCCTTTTAGGGAAGGACAAGAAATGGCACATCTAGACACAGCAACAACAGAGCAAGGAACTCGTCACAATGAGTGGCTCACAGTTGGAGCACAGATTGGACAGCTCGTCAATGAGGCAGCAGGTCGCTACGACCTTGTAGGTCTTGCAGGACCTGTCGCCGGTAGTGGAGCACCAGCGTGTTTCAAGCCAGCGATTGCGGAAGTTGAAGTGAACACCACAGTCGCGTTCGGCGCAGGTACAACACCAGAGATGATTGGTGACATCAACCTACGCGAAACTCAATACGAGTTTCCAAAAGCAACTGGAGCAATTCTTCACGAAGCTTTTCACGCAAGATTCTCTGCTTGGGAACTTGTAGATGCTCAAGCAGTTCTCAAAGCAGACGAGTACGAAGCACTCGTGCTACTTGAAGAGACTCGCATTGAGAAGCAGGGTCTTGACCTTGACTACAAGAATCGCGTGTTCTTGCGTGCATCAGCACTTGAGATTGCACTAGGTGACATTGAGGCCGCCAAAGAAGCAAGTAGTGTTTCACAACTTGCACAGTTGGTTGGTCTGATTCACGGACGAGTGCTCGCCGGTATTCTTGAATTTGACGAAGTTGAAGAAGTCATAACATCTGTGAACTCCGCACTTGGTGAAGACATCGTTCGCCAACTCTCAACTATCTTGCGTAAGTTTCAATCACACTACAACAATTCAGATTTGACTGATGTCTACCCACTAGCAATCGAATGGGCACGAATCGTTCGCGAAGCAAAAGAAGAGCGTGGCGAAACTGATGGTGGTTCAGGTTCAGGTGCAGGTGCTGGAGAGATTGCAGAGATTCTTGAGAAGTTAGCAGAAGCAGCTGATGGAGTTTCTATCAAGAACTATGGCGAACTTTGTGACCAGCAAGAAAGCGAAGAGTGGGAGCAAGAAGTCAAAGAGCGTGCATCAGCATCTAAAGAACAGCACGAGCACGCAAGCGAAGCAGCAGAAGTATTTGGTAAAGGTACAGGACCTGCACCAGAGTCTTCAACAACAAGTCACCTGATTGAAACTCGCAAGCCTACAAGTAGCGAGCGTTCGGCAGCAGTTGTGGTTGCTCGTATGCTTGAGAAAGCAAAGTATCGTGAGCGCGATGCGATTGAGATTACCAGCGTACTTCCTCCCGGTCGTCTTCGCACAAAGGCTCTCGTCCAGCAAGCAGCACTTCGCGACAAGGGCATACACAAACCTGTTGAAGCTTTCCGCAAGACTGTACGCAAGCACACAGACGACCCAACTCTTTCTGTTGGTGTCTTGGTAGACATCTCTGGCTCAATGAACTCTGCGATGAACCCAATGGCAGTTACAGCGTGGGTAATGAGCGAAGCAGTAAAGCGTGTTCAAGGTCGCGCATCTATGGTCTACTTTGGTCAAGATGTATTTCCAACTCTCAAAGCCGGACAAAGCCTTGATGATGTGAATGTGTATTCCGCGACAGATGGCACAGAGAAGTTTGACAAAGCGTTCAAGGCTCTTGATGGCTCTCTCAACCTGCTACACGGAAATGGAGCACGATTGCTAGTTGTCGTCTCTGATGGCTGCTTTACAGGTAAAGAAGTCAAAGCGACACGCAAGTGGATTGCTAGATGTGAGCAAGCCGGAGTTGCGGTATTGTGGATACCGTTCGATGGTGGCTATCACGCACGGAAACTCTTGAGCGACTCAAAGGTGAAACCTTTAGTCGGAGTGAGTGACCCTGTTGAGGCCGCCACAGAAATCGGGCAAGCGTGCGCTAAGGCTCTTACTCAAGCAGGTGCTCGCAACTCATAACTGAATAACACAGACCCTTGTCGTCGGGTATCGTCCTTCCAGCGTGTGTCAGCCTTACGACAAGTTTTGGAAAAGCCTCTGCCAATCGGTGGGGGCTTTTTCTTTGGTCGGCGTGTTGTGATTTGACAAGATGTCAGGGGGAGCGTGTATGATAGGTACATAACACCTACAAGGGAGAAATTATGAAAAGACTTACAAAAGAATACGCAATCGTATTTGACGGCGACCGCTCAAACATTGTTCTATCGGACGGCGTGGAAGCGTATGTGACGGCGTACTTCTCGGAGCTGATTGACGATAGTCGCGCACGGTTGGTATCTTTTGACCGGAGCGAGATGACGGCGGTCTACTCATACGAACCAGCAGACTGCTTGGCGTGCTGTGAGACCGATGAAGACAACGGCGAGGACATCTGTACGAAGCACCAAGAGACGGTAGAACTTGAGTACCGGTCCGTTGATGTATGGACGGCGGTCTCATAACGGGACGGCTCTCGACTGGCGGTAAGAAGAGCAGGAAAAAAACTTGACGGCCAGCTTCTGAAGCAGTGGGGAAGTAAAACATAGGGCAACTGGTCCTACCGAATACGACCGGAAAATTGATTAGACGGCGAGAACCCAGACGAACGGTGTCTGGGTTTCTTTGTGTCCGGACCCAGATGACGGCGTGCTGTGTAGGAAAAAAACTTTGCGGCGTGCTTGTATGTAGCACTGAAGATGACGGAGTGCTAACGGGTGGGAAAAGATAAGTTCTAGATGCTGGGACTGAAGACCGGATTGCCGGGTAGTTACCGGGTAACTAGCTGCTCTAGCTGGTGGGGAAAAAATAATAAGCGGCTGAAGACTGGGTCGTCAGCTCCCAGGCGCAGCCGAAGAAAAGATAAGTTCCAGATGCTGATGACGCGCAGCTGGAAGATGGCCAAAAATTTTTTTCCCGTAGCTCGCAGCCGAAGCTTCGCCGCTTAGGAAAAGATAATTTCCCCGGTTCCCGGTTCCCAGGCAGCTCCGGATTTTCCAGCTGGTCAGGAAAAAAATTATGCGCCGCACAATCCAGATGCCAGCTGAGCTGACCAGGCCGATTTTTAATTTTATTTTGCGTTATCAAATTGTTATCAAAATAATCTCATTTGGATTTGCTTTTATCATAGAGGTACGCTATGTTTAGTTTTGTAAGTAAAACACTTACGACACCTAACAAGGGAGAAATGAAATGGGTCAATACCATTCACTTGTCAATGTAGACAAGAAAGAAATTGTCAATCCACACCTACTAGGTATGGGCGCAAAGCAATACGAACACACAGGGTTCATTGGTTCACTATCTGATGTTCTCTACACGCTCGTCACAACATCACCTGCTCGTGGTGGTGGCGACTACCCATTTACAGAAATTGCTGGTCGCTGGGTAGGCGACAGAGTTCTTGTAGTTGGCGACTACACAGAGGCAACAGATTTTCCAGAGTTCCCCAATCTGGCTGCTGAAACTCATAGTAGCGAAAGCCCCTTCACAGACATCTCCGAGATGTGTAATAAGGCGATGGAAGCAGTTCGGGCAAAATACTAATCAGGTCGGGGAAGCCTTGCGACACGCAGGGTTTCCCCCCGATTTGACAATGGAATAATAAGTCACTAATGTTTGTTATGTAAGATGAAGACACCAACAACAAGGGAGAAAAACATGTCAAAGACATTTGAGCAAGTTTGGGAAGATGTAAGAGCAGAGCTTGACGAAGCAAAGGGAATTGCTTTTGATGGTTGCCACAAGATTTACATTTTGATGGACCACGCACAGGTTCACGAGATGGCCGGCTATGGCTACGGAATTGACGACACACACCTAATCACAGAACAAAGTATGACCCCTGCGGAAATGCTGGTCACAATCAAGAAGTGGTACGAAGATTCTTGTGGTCTTGAGTTTGTCCAGTCAGTAGCAACTGTTGAGGGCGACCCTAACAAGGGGTTTGACAACATAATCCCACAGGGATACAGAGAAGAGTTCTGCCAACTATGTGGCGAGTTCGGTGCTAACTACGATGGAACTTGTGACGAGTGCGCCGAAGAACACGACCAAGACGAAGACGACGAATAAATTGTTCGGGGGTCGGCGACACGCTGACCCCCACTCAATTTGACAAGGAAACAATAAGTCAGTAATGTTTCTTATGTAAGACAAAATGACACAAACAAGGGAGAACAAAATGTCAGACACAATCGTAAACAGCGACACACGAGCTACTGCTCGCTACACGCTGGTACAAGCAATCCTAGAAGCCGACAATCGGGAAATAATTCTAGGTGCGCTAACTCAACTTGGCTACGAGTACGCAGTCACAGTTCAGGTTCGAGCAGAACAAAACGACAAAGAAAGCGCGGTGCGCTGGGCGCACGCTGCCAACGAAATTGGCACAATCTTGGCTTGCGCTGCCTACAACCTAGAAGACGAAGGGAACTAAAGAAATGACAAATGACAATTTTGCGGAAGAAGACCTACGCGCTCTACCAGATACCGTGCCAGATTATGTGGCACAACTGTTTGACCTGTCCGAGCAGATGCTACGCGCTGAGATGACAGGTTGGGCGGTAGAGGTGCGAGTAATCGCAAACTGCCTTGCTGAAGGCTTAGGGCTTTTTGAGTACGCAACTGACAATAATGCGGTGCTTGACTCCGTGTATGTCAATGGTGACTTGATTGACTATGACAAAAACGGTAATCCGTTGGAAGCAGACTAAGGGGATAATGATGGAAAAAAATCTTCCAGAGCGCATAAATGTGATGAAAGTTATTTCGTATGATGTTCAGAACATTATGGAAAGTATTGTTGCTATGAATAGCGACAGAGATTTTGACAGCATAACTTTAGAAGAAGTTATGGAACAGGTTGAGGCGTGGGTTCAAGAAGATTTCCCTGCCGACAGAATAAAGGATTTGATTATCCAAGACCAAGACGGAGAGGACATCTAATGCCATACACAATCACAGCAGTAAGCGATGAAGGGCGAGTAGCTTTGGGAGGCCCGAAGAAGGGCGAACCGGTTGAGCATCGCTGGGAAAAAAACTTTGATACCTTAGCCGAAGCGATTGAGGAATACGGCAAGTTCGTAGACCACGGTTTCGCTGCTTGGGAACGAGTCATAAGCATCATTGACACGCACGGCGAGGTTCTTGCCAGCAAGACGCTCGTAACACCGACAGATTGATGCGGTATGGCTACGCTACTGATTTCGTGGAACAAACATAATGAGCCGGTGACGGAGGCTACTGATGCTGCTTTCTATCGCGTCTACGGACACGACTTGGTAGGCACGGTCTTCTTGGACGGTGTGGAGTACGCGCACATTTATTGTGACGGCGAGATGCGGTTGTATCCAGCAGAAGACAATCCAGAACAGCAAGTGCTACGCGATTGTCTTGACCTAGCTGATGTTGGGATTTTGACTGACAAGCAACTCTTTGATGCGGTGGAAAAAAATTTATGGACCTGGGACATGAACCCCTGGTTTGATTTCTATTTAGCTGACGGAACGCATCTGGACATTGTGTGCGACACCATTGACGAGGCGGTTTCGGTCGCAGAGTTTATGGCAAATCAAGACGGCTCGGAAGAGGAAGAAATTTGATAACGAAATTGTTATCAAAATAATCTAGTTTCGGGTTGCGTCTGTCATAGATGTATGCTAGATTATTTCTTGTAAGGTGGTGAGAGTCACTCTCTAAGCTAGGCGGAGCAAGTGCCGAACAGATACCTGCTAAGACAGAGGTCAGACTTCCGAAGTCCACCGCGGCCACCTTACACTTACAACAAAGGGAGAAATACATGCACATTGGACACATCTTGTTAGTTGAGGCAGAGAGCCTTGACGAAGCAAAAGCAGAGGTGAACCACCGGCTAGACGAAGGATACTTTCGCTGGTCAGACTGGTCAGAAATCGGCGGTCGCTACATTGACTTTTATGTAGACGGCGACTCGCTACGGTACTCAGATAATCCTGAAAAGGCAGAGCAAGCGATTGCGACAGCCGAAGGTTTCCGTGAGGAGTGCTTAGAGCGTTACATTGACAGATGCGTAAAGGCTGGCATCACCATTGAGGGGCTTGATGTACCGAAGGATACAAAACAATCGTTTGATGTGTACCCGCTTTACAAGGCGGCACAGATTGCGACAGGGCTGAACTGCGAAGAAACTTATGTCTACGACATAACTTACTCAAGTCAAGAACTTGACGACTTCCGCAAGCGAGTTGCGGATAATCCAGAGAACCAATACCTAATCGTGGTGGACTTTCACCACTAAAACTCCCAGCGAATTGGGGTCGGGCATCAGCTCGGCCCCTTTTTGTTTGCGCCGGTCAGCTGGCTGCTGGTATGATGATGCTAGGAAAAAAATTATGGAGGTGTATCTCGTGCCGAAGAAGAAGAAGCCGCTTGACAAACTTGTCCGGTCGCGGGGAAACTATGTTCTCAACCAAAAATCATTTGTGTTTCTGGACCGGAGGACACGGAGAAATCGTGATAAAAGTTCCCAGCAGCGACACGCAATAAAAGAAAGTTCTGAATAATTAGGTATTTGTCATAGACCTATGCTAAAGTATCTACATAAGGGAAAAAGGAGAAACCCCATGAAGTGGAAAACAGTACGAAGCGTAGTAGACAACAAGGTACGCGGTTATGACAGCGTGGACTTAGTTGATGGTCGCTCAATCTCAATCAGTCGGTGGAACACCAAGTTGTACCCAGATTGCTGGTCGGTTCATCACCCACGCATTGAGGCGCACAAATTGGACAACAATCGGGCTTTCTTTAGCACTCTTGCTAAGGCAAAAGAGTTCGCAGAAACTCTCGTCCGGTCCTAGAAAAATAAATACCAAATAGACTTGACACGGCTCTATGATACGATTAGTATCGTAGATGTAAGACAAACACACAAACAAAAGGGAGAAAGAAATGACAAACACAATCACAATCAAGTTTGCGGCAGACCGGGTTCTGACTCAACAAGAGATTGACAATCTTGCTAACGCTCTTTACGCACAGGTACAAGAGCCAGCAGATGAGTTCGGTGATGATGAAACTTACACCACCAGCGACATCGAGATTGACTTAGAGGTGGAGGCATAATGAGTCGTGACTTGATAGTAAAAGGAAATGGTGCTTGTTGCGCCAACTGCGGCAAGTCTAAAGTTAGTCCGTTTGTTCTACTTGGCTACAAGGTTTGGGCTTGCGACTCAACTTGCGGTAGAGATGCGGTACACAAAACAATCTACGGAGCGAGAGTGTGATGAACAAAATTGAGATACCGGTCGGCACGACTTGCGAAAGTTGTGACGAGGTAGATGCCACAGTTGTAGATGACCATAGCGGTTGGCTATTAGCATCTTTTTACTGCGCGGATTGCGTGGAAAAAAGGCAAGATGCTTATGACCCAACACCTAGTTCGTATAGCATCATTGTTGAGAACGAATACGGAAGGGTGTTCTAATGAGGTGTCCTAAATGCGGTACTGAGCCGCACACGCCGGTACAAATACAACGCAAGGGCATGTGCCGCTGGTGCGAAGAAGAGGTAGCAGCGAAATGAGTTGGGAAAAAAATTTTAGTGATGTGCAGCCAGAAGATGTTGGTTCGGTCCTGGTTGCGGCTTCGGAAACAAATAAATACCAGCTCGGCGTTGATGCGGTAGAACTGGCGATAAAACACGGCTATGACATTGTTCTTGATGTGTGGAATCAAGACAAGCCAACCTTTCTTGCCGGACACGCCACACCTGAGATGCTTGATGACCTAAGCGTTGTTGTTGATTTCGCAATCCAATACCTTGAGGAAAAGTTGCCAGATGGTTTTTACCTTGATGCGGATACAAAAACAGGAATAGTTTTGCGACACGCCGACCACGATTTGACATTGGAATAGAAATAAGCAATAATGGTGTTATCACAAAGGGAGAGGTGAGAAAATGAACACAGTTTCATGCACTAAGTGCGCTAAAGAGATTGACCGTTTAGAGGTCTTTCCGAAGGGCGTATGCCTAGACTGTCACGCAGAAACCTTCGTAATGCCAACAGCAGACGAATTGGTTGCTATGTGGGGTGGCAAGGCGTAATTAAGATGTTGGGGGTGGGGCGAAAGTCTCACCCCCTACAAAAAAACCAAAATGACAAAATGACAAAAGGAGAAATGCCAGATGGCAAATTACTACGGCGTTACACGCAGCAATTATTTTGCGGTGAAGAATGAAGAAGAGTTCCGTGCGGAGATTGCGAATCTTCCGGTGGAGCTGATTGAGGCAAAAGAAGAAGGAAAAAAAGTTTTCGGATTCATTGACTCAGACTCAGATGGCGGCGGAGACATCTTCTCTCGCTGGAATGAAGAGACAGAAACACACGAAGAGGTTGATTGGGAGGCGTTCTTCCAAAAGCATCTCGCAGATGATTGGGTTGCCATCATTGTTTCTTCTGGCGCAGAAAAGCACCGATACATAAATGGTTTTGCGGTTGCTTACAACAACAAGGGCGAGAGTCGTTCGGTTGGTGTTGAGGACATCTACAGACTTTCTGAAGATTTAGGTTCTCGCCGGACTCACGCAAGTTATTAAAAAATAATAATTCAGGAGGGGTGGACTTGACAGTCTGCCCCTTCTGGGTTTATCATAGAGGTATCAGCTCAAACAAAGGAGAAAACAATGAGCAAGCAAGGGACAGCACTAATTTTAACCTCGATGATGCGGTCAGAAGAAAAGACATTCACCATTGGTGATTCATACCAGATGATACGAGATGCCGTTGATGGGTACATTGAGTGCGTACATCTACCATCTATTGGCGTTGACATGTGGTGTAACGAAGAAGGAAAACTTATCGGTCTTCCACAAAATGATTTCGCATCTTTATTCTTCCAAAAAGAATACGGCGTATTTGATTCCGTGCGTGGAGATGTTATCTTCACTGGTGGAGTAGACAAAGAAGGCGAAACTCTTGGGCTTACGGACACACAACTTGATGAACTAAAGAAACGGTTGGGGGTGTAATGATGAGGGACATTGAGCTCCGCCTGAGCGCGGAAAAAAAGTCATCTAGATGGGAACTCCAGGTGTATGACCCCAATGTCGCGCATCAGATTGGGCAGCAGGAAAAAAAGTTTGATAGTGTCGGCCACGCGGAAGTTTGGCTGGAAGTTTTCTCCAGCAGCAGCATTAAAGTTATGGACCTTGGAGCATCTACCGTTCTTCGTGCGCTTGCTCCGGCTGAAGACTTCAACCTTGAGAAAATACTTGCTGGATAAACTTGACACAAGCATCATAGAGGCGTATTATTTACTTATCGCAACAAGGCGATACTGAAGGGAGACTCACATGAGTGAGATTCAGACTGCGGAGAAGGTTGTTATCTCAAACAACTGCTCCTGCGAAAATGAAGACGGAAGTTACACAACTGAGTGTTTCGGCTGCTACGAAGATGCGGTGTACGAACTTGACCAACTAATGAAGAACTGGGTTGAGGCTCAAGGCAACGAACTCACCAACACAGTACGCATTGAGGGTTCGGCTATGGGTTGGACAAGAGCCGAAGGCTATGCCGTGGTTGAGTTTGACGAAGTGTTTAATGCGCTCAAACTTAATGGCGACTGGACGCTGACTCTCAAACTAGAAGGCGCAACGCTGACTGCGGTGCGTACCTCACACGACGAGCCAACTGGCGCGTCATTCACTTTCGCGTTCATTCCGGACGACGAGCAAGATTAACCCTTGCGCCCCCTGAAGAAAGCCCTCACCGAAAGGTGGGGGTTTTTCTTTGGCGTGTTCGGTTTGCTTTTTGTCGGTGGTTGGGTGTATGATGAGTTTATGAAGTTAGGGAAACTTCATAGAAGGAGAAACAAAGTGAACTACACGATAAGACTCACGCAGACAACTGCTTGGGAAGTAGAAGTCGAGGCAGATGACGAAGCACAAGCAATGGAACTTACAAAGGACTGGGGACGAGACGAACTCAGCGATGAAGAGATTGTGAGTAATTGTTGGGATACGGAAGTCCGATGATAAAAACAAAGCCAATTCAGATTCTTGGATTCACGGTTGAGTTAGAGATTACTCCACGAGAACTGCCGTTCATTGGTAGATTCTTCCGATAGATTCCAGAACAAGCCCCCTCTTCGGAGGGGGTTTTGTTTTGCCGGAGATGACGCGGCTCAGGAAAAGATAATTTGATGCAGCAGCAGCCAGAGCCCGGAAGGTTGGCCTGGGTGGGAAAAAAATTACTGCCAGATGCCGGGAAGGGGAAGCTGGTCTCGTCCGGAGAAAACGCATCTAGACACGCTGAAGAATAATGGATTTGACATAGGTATGATAAACGCGTACTATGTACTTATCGCAGTAATGCGAAACTAACAAGGGAGAACAAAATGAAGATGGAAACAACAACTTGCTACAAGTGCGACACTCAGATTGAGGCACTAGAGGGACAGGTACACCCATTGTGTGCCGATTGTGAAAAGTCGTTTGACAACTGGTTTGAGAAGACTCTTGCCGAAATGGGAATGGGGAACAAGTGAACACACAAGAAATTACTTACAGCAAGGAAATAAAGAAACTACTGAGTGGTCTTCGCCACCCAGCAACTCAACAGACACTAAAGAGTCGTGTGACATTACACCCTTTGGTATCTGACTGTATCTACATTGAGATTGCTGAGAACGCTGATGCTCAGATTACGGCTTATCACTTTGATGAGGAACAGGTTATTTACACGATTGAACTTTATGTAGATAATGTTGATGGGGACACGAAAGAAGTTTTCTCGTGGACTACCACGGACTGGAAAGAAATGCGGTCTAAGGTCCTAGAACTCAAGGCAGGGTTGTGATGGCTAAGAAGCATTACATCTTCCCTTGCTGCTGGAAGTGCGGAAAGCAATTCCGGATTGAGGAAAAAGACTACACGAATCACGCTTGTTGCGGTGATTGCTAGAACGGAAGAAGTCTGAAGACTGAGCCGCGCCTCCTTGCGGCTTAGTCTCAGATGGGACTCATCACAGGAAAAAAATTTGTGATAGAGTTTCAATGTCTGTCGAGCCGGGTTTTCTCCCTTCTCCCAGAGCTCCAGACAAACTGGATGAGGCCACCCCTTTCCTCATCCTCCGGATGCGTCACCTTACTCCCTTTCGGTGGCGCATCCTTTTTTATTAAATTGTTATCAAATGAACTTGACATACATCTATGATGAGCATAGTATGTAGTTATGAAGTTAAGGGAACTTCATAGAAGGAGAACTCAAATGAGTCAGGACGCTTTTTACAACAAGTACTACAAGGCACTAGAAGGAGCAACGATTCTCAAATTCGTTGAGATGCGTGGAGATGAGTTTGGTGGCAAATCATTCCCAGTATTCTCAGTTATGTTTTCTGATGGTTCAGTAAACGAAGTTGAGGTTTCTCAAGATGAGGAAGGTAATGGCGGAGGTTTCTTGTTCGGACTCCCAGTACCTGCCTAACCCATAAGCCGAAAGCCCTCCACTACTCCTTAGGGTGGGGGGCTTTCTTATGCCCAAATAGCCTTCGCTAGGGTGCGGTAATCTCAGGGTATGAAAAGATTAGAAATCCTTCAGCACGAATACCACGAGAACAAAAGTGGTGAACCCTTCGTCGTTGCCATCGTAGAAGATGTAGAACACAACGACACAAAACTTATTATTATGTTTGAGGACGATGGTTATACTGCGGTTCTCTCTCTTGACCAAATCATAGATGAAGAAGACATCTCGGAGAAGACGAACAGTTGGAACGCTGGCAAGTATGAAGAACGACTCCGGAACTTTCTTTGGAGCGAAGAAGGCGACAATTACTCAATTGAGTATTAGGAAGAACTAATGACAACGATTGTTGGGATACAAGGAGATGGGTTTGCCGTTATTGGCTACGACTCTCGCGTATCCGGAGAAAACGGTCGTATTTATGTTTTGCCAAAAGACACCGGCAAGGTTGTGCGGAACGGAAATTATCTTTTAGGAGCAGCTGGGGACTTACGAGCGATAAATCTTCTGGCCGACATTGAGCTGCCGGACCCAGAAGAACTCGTGGGAAAAAAATTAGATAAGTTCTTCTCCACCCAGGTCGTGCCGCGCATCCGGACGCACTTTGAGCGACATGGTTACGGTCGTGATGGTAGCCAGAGTTCTGACATCTTGGTGTGTATCTCTGGAATTATCTATGAAATCGCAGAAAACTATGACTGGAACAGGGATGCGTTTGGCATCTACGGTGTAGGAAGTGGTTCTGATTACGCAGTTGGAGCATTACATACATTAGTTGATGGCGACATAACAGTTGATGCGGCTAAGCTTTGGATTAAAGCTGCGATGAAGATTGCGCTGCGGCTTGACTCCGGAAGCGGCAACCCGGTAAACATTGTCGTCCAGCAGAACAGCTAATAATTTTTTTCCTACTTCCGGGCGCGGCGACTTGACATCCCGGACAAAGCTGCTAAGCTTGTCTGCATGGGAACATTTGTATCTTTATTTGCCGGAGTAGGTGGCTTTGACCTCGGTCTTGAGTCTGGAGGACACACTTGTGTCGGTCAGGTTGAGATTGACCCGAAGTGCCTTGCGGTATTGGAAAAGCATTGGCCAGATGTGTCAAAGCATAATGATGTAGTAACAGCAAAGGAATGGGCTAATGAGCAAAACATCATCGGAAAAGTTGACATTGTCTGCGGAGGATTTCCGTGCCAAGACGTTAGCGTTGCAGGAAAAAGGGCTGGACTGGCTGGCGCAAGGACTGGACTATTCTTTGATGCACTCTCTTTCGCAACGCACGTCAAAGCAAAAACTCTCATCTTGGAGAATGTCCCAGGACTTTTATCAAGCAACAACGGACGCGATTTCGGAGTCGTCCTCACTAGTCTGGCCGACGCAGGGTATAGCGACATCCAATGGCGTGTTCTTGATTCGCAATTCTTCGGAGTCCCCCAACGCCGTCGTCGAGTCTTCATTGTCGCAAGTACTCCAGACGGAAGTTTCCCCGAAGTACTCTTTGAGCGCGAAAGCCTCGGAGGGAATCATCCGGAGAGCGGAACGCAGGGGCAAGACTCTACCGGAAGCACTGAAGAACGCGCTGCAAGCAGTGGTGGACGCGGCGAAGACCAGCGAGTAGGAAACTTTGAACTCTGGACTTTTCCAGAAGAAGCAGTAACACCAGCGTTATCAGCTCGTCGTTCCGGTGACATGCTGAACTACCAGCAGCCTGAGTAGGAAAAAATGTTAAGCTGGTTCGTGAAGACGATTCGGTCTGGTGCGCGAGCTGCTGATGGAAGCCTTCCAGCTGATGTTTGGACTGAAGGAGTTGTTCATCCAACTCTGAACTTGTTTGATGTTGGAGATACAAGGGCGGTTACATTGGTAATTCACTGGAAGCCGATTGACGAAGGGGTCGTTGGACCTTTAACAACTGGGATGGATTCACCACGCGGTTCTGAAACATCTGACTCAAAGCATCTTGTGATTGGAGAAGAAGTGCCGACATACCCTATTGACACTCGTAATGCTCTTCGTGACCCAGATAAGAAAGATGCGATGAACAGGCAAGGTCTTGGTGTTGGAGAAGATGGTGACCCATCACCAACATTGACAAGTCTTTTCGTACCAGCAGTAATTTCTACGGAGGAAGCAGAAGTGAGTAGCGTATTTCCCATCCAGAACACAGTGATTGGTCGTAAGGACACAGCCGGACCTCAGGGTCGTGGGCACGGAGATGCGGATGGACCGATGTTCACTCTTGACACCGGGGGAGGTCACGCAGTGGCCGTAGCTGAAGAGGAAAAAAATTTGGAACCAGCGGCTTACGATGAGTTTAATGATTCAATTTCCCCGGTACATCACACGCTGCGTGCCGGAACAAAGCAGTCAACTGGGGTTTTTGCCAGCGTAGTTCGCCGGCTCACCCCGGTAGAGTGCGAGCGGCTACAAGGATTTCCAGATGACTGGACAATGGCTGATGCCAAAACAGTTGATTCGCATCGTTACAAGCAGATGGGTAATGCGGTTACAGTAAATGTGATTGGGTGGATTGGCTCTCGCCTCTGATGGAGAAGCCTTTCCCCACCATCATTGCTGGGTTGTCGCATCGCGGAGGAACGACTCAGGATGCTTATGTCTTTGCTCTCATAGATGCTCTTGACCAAGTACGCCGTGTCACTCCTCCTGAGTGCGAGAAGTTACAAGGATTTCCTGAAGGCTGGACTGACCAACACTCAGATACAACTCGCTACCATCAGATTGGTAATGCGGTAACAGTAAATGTCAGCAGTTGGATTGGTAGAAGGCTCAGATGATTGTCAAATACCCTGAAGAGGTAGTAGGAACTATTACCACAGCCTTCGGTGCGAAGAACTACTCAAACCACCAAGAACTGATGGAAGGGAGCGTTGTTGTGTTAGAGAACGATGTTCGTCGTTTGTCACCGGAGGAGTGTGAACTCCTACAAGGATTTCCTTCTGGCTGGACTTGGATAAGTGCAGACGAGCCTCGGTACAAACAAATGGGCAATGCGGTAACAGTTAATGTTATTAAATGGATTGGTGGAAGATTATGATTCTTTACGACGCAACACGAAATGAAGACCATCGTGAATACCACGACCTTTCTCCAACAGCCACGGCTCGCTGGGGCACCGGGGGAAACAATGTTCCGTTCCTGGTTGATGCCGGAACAGCTCGCCGCCTGAGCCCGGAGGAAGTTGAGCTGCTCCAGGGGTTCCCGGTTGGTTGGACAGCTCCAGCAGCAGTATCTACCCGGTACAAACAGCTCGGAAACGCAGTTACGGTCAATGTAATTGGTTGGATTGCTGGAAAAATTGATGTCTGAGGAAGAAATAATAGCGTTTAGTCACACTCAGGGGCTAGATTGTCAGCCATCTAACGAAAACTTTCCAACTTTGCGTTCCGGAGGCGGCGGACATGCGGTGATGGTAGCAGCTCCGATTCAGGATGGTAGAGAGATGGAAAAAAACCAGAACGGCCTTGGCGTAGCATCACCGGGCTCACCAAGTTACACGCTGGATTCAACCGGAGCACAGGCAGTTGCTACTTGGTGGGACGGCGGCCAAATCAGCCAGACGCTTGATGCCGTGCTTGCTAAAGGTCAAACTATGCCAGATAAGAATCGTTTCCCTGCGGTGATTCAAGAAAGCAGGGTTCGCCGGCTGACACCAATTGAAGCGGAGCGTCTTCAGGGATTCCCCGATAACTGGACAGACCTACACGCTGATACAAACAGGTACAAGCAAATGGGTAATGCCGTGACAGTTGATGTCGTGGCTTGGATTGCGTCACGCCTCTAAACAAGAAAGCCCCACCCTTTCGGGTGAGGCTCACTTGGGGATTTATTTATTCGTCTTCGTCATCTTCTTCAGGAGCATCTGAACAAGTTACGCGAGTCCAATAAACGATTGTGTCGTAGCCCATTGAATCGGTTCGGCTATTGCTGAGTAGTTCCTTGCGGAGTTCTTCGTCCTCAACCGTCTCAGCGATTGCTGCGCCAAGTTCTAGCAGGTCACTAGCAACGATTCCTACGCAAACATTGCCGTACATTCCGCGACCTGAGTAATCAGCGCGAGCATCGCCATTAACTTCCTGAGCGATTTCTTCTAGCAGGTCTAGTGAGATTGTGTATGTCATCTCGGTTCTCCCTTATGAGTTTTATGAAGCCTCCCTGACTTCATACCTCTATCATACGCTTATTAGGGTAGGTGTCAAGTTGAAATGATGTGATTTAGATAACAATTTGATAACGCTAGAAAACCTTTATGACACGCCATAAAATCATTAACTTGACATTGTGCAGGAAGGTCTGTATCTTTAGATTATCACCAAACGGTGACCTTCCCCAAAGGAGACGAAATGACAACTGCAACACACGAACCAATCCGCTTGACTCGCCGTGGACGAATCGTTCGCGCAATCCTAGTTACGGTATTAGCACTTGCTGTATTTAATTGGGTAGACGCAAAGATGACACCAGCAGAGTGCAAAGTACCTGCTAGTCAGATGTCACAAGGCTGTAAGGACTTGCTGTACCCATAATGCTGAGAGTAACAATAGAACTTGTGCCGTTCGGCGATGAGCGATACGCAAAGCCCATCGCCGAACTGTTCATCGCAAACACAGGCGGTGGCAACAACGAGGTAGCAAACTACGAAATGGTTGGCTATCACAAGTCCCCTGATAGGGGAGAGATACTTACATCAAAGGTCTACAACTTCAGCCGTGATGCCGGAGCGATACAACTGCTTGGTCAAATCCTGAAGAGGATGAAGACTGGAGAGCCAGAAATGAAAACCAGATTAACAAACGAACTCAGAAAGAGAGTGAAGATGCTGCGATGATTAGTAAAAAAATTTCAACGCAAGCAGCCGAGCTGTATCAATCCGGAATGTCGGTAGATGCAGTTGCGGCTGAACTAGATGTTGCTTACCGGACAGCCCGGAAAGCAATCAAGAGTACGGGAACTGAACTCCGGAACTCATCAGAAAGACTCGTTGGTCGTACTCGACCACACAGAAAGGTAAAAGGATGAACAATCCAAACATTATCTGGACTGCGGTTATCGCTACAGTCCTTGGCTTGGGAAGTTTAATTGCTTCTTTAGCAGGAAATGACTCGTTGGCGTTGTCAATGGGACTTACATCAATCACATCTGCTCTGCTTGCAGGACGAGAATAACAAGAAAAAGGAACACTTTATGTGGCTATTCACAGAGACAGGATTCGTTAGCGCAGTCTGCGAATCAAAAGACAGCAACACAATGGCAGTACGCTCACGCGACAAGCAGTCGCTAGAGGGACTTGCTCTCATCTCAGGTACGGAAATCCTAGAACTTCCCAATCGTGATTACCCCTACAGGGTCATCGTGTCAAAGGAAATCCTCACGGACTGGATGACCAGCACAATCTCCGATGCAGGGTACACGAACTTCAAATCACGCATCTATCAAACTCGCGGTGAGAAGTTTGAACACGCACTTCACGATGTGTGGGCAACGATGCACAAGGTGACTGATACGGCGAAAGCAAAGGCTAGGTCTCTCTATTACTGAGAGACCTTCCTGCACTTTCTGTGGTAAAGTTGATACACAATGACGTACACCACAGAACGGATTAGACAAGTCGCCATAAGGCTGACACAGACCCTGCCCCCAATCAAAGGAACATTCCAATGAACCAGCAGAAAGATACGCCAAACAAACTATCCAAGATACTTCTTGGAGGTGTACTTCTATCCATAATAACAACTCAAGTCGGACAATCACTGCCTTCGCCGGCAGCGGCTGAACACAAGACTGCAGCACCTTCCGCAACTGCGGCTAAGGCAAAAAAGAAAGCACCAACAGTCCTTGACAAACTCTCCGGAGCAAAGCGGCTTACCGACAAGCAACTCGTACAACTCCTCTACGCAACTGGCTTCAGAGGCAACTCCCTTCGTACTGCGTGGGCAATTGCCAAGCGTGAATCAGGTGGTCGCCCAACTGCGTACAACGGTAACTCAGGAACTGGAGATAA